ACAAAGCCTGAATCAGAAGATCCAATAGATCAACTACAAAGCGATGTGGATGATGAATCTACCTACGAAAGTATAGTAGTAGGAGAGGCAAACAGTTTGGGAGGTAGACCTTCTAAACTTGATGATCCAACCAGGAAGAAATTGTCACAAGCATTAAAGATTGGCTTATCTCAAAAAAAGGCAGCAGTTTATGCAGGAATTAGCGAAACTACCTTTTATAGGTGGCGACAACGCGCTTTTGAGATAGATGATGCTTGTAACGGCAACCCAGATCGTATAAAAGATGCCGATGATTTGGAATTATGGGAGTTTTGGGAGTCTATAAAAAAGGCGAGAGTCGAGGGAGAAATTTCTCACCTTGCAGTTATCACAGATGCAGCAAACAATGGTGTTTGGCAAGCAAGTGCATGGTTCTTAGAACGATCAAACCCTAAAGAATGGGGAAAACGATCTGCTGAAGAGATCGAAGGATCTAAGAAAAAAGCGATCACCTTCAATATAAAGTACAGCTCATAAAACAAAACCCTCCGAAGAGGGCTTGTTTAGTACAGACATGAAGGAAATAAAAGAATTGGCGATAGCCAATATTTTTCGATTTCCGATATGTGATATAAATATATCATATCCTGGTATATAAGCAAAGTAATTGTTATACTAATTTCGTGAAGGTAGGAAGTTTATTCTCAGGTATAGGTGGTTTAGAATATGGCCTTGAACGATCTGGACTTGTAGATCAAACAAGTTGGATGGTAGAAATGGATCCATATTGTTGCCAAGTCTTAAGAAAAAGATATCCTAACACACAAATTTTAGAGCAAAAAGTCGAGGAAATAGATCCTGAATCACTACCTAAGGTAGATATAATTACAGCAGGTTTTCCTTGTCAGCCGGTTTCTACAGCAGGAAAAAGAAAAGGAGTAAACGATGAAAGATGGTTATGGGACGAAGTTTGGAGATTTCTTGATGTACTACGACCACGATACTTCATCTTGGAAAATGTCCCAGGACTACTTACAGCAAACAAAGGGCAAGCCTTTGAAAGGGTTATTACAGATATTGCCGAAAGCAGGTTATATAACTTCGAATGGTCTATTGTATCAGCAAGATCAGTTGGTGCGCCACACCTTAGAAAAAGATTCTTCGGAGTTGGCAGCCTGGCCGACACCCTCGACACAGGACAACGAACACAGAGATTTAGAGCTGAACGAGAAGGGGAGGAGGATAGCCAAGAACGGAGGAGAGGACAGGTCATTGAACCTAGCAGACAAAGTTCAAGTAACGAATTGGGAAACTCCGAACACGATGGATCACTTACCACCGAGAACAGGGGAGGCATTGGAGAATGTTCTGTACAGGGGGGACAAGGAGAAGAAGTCCAAAAGATCATCGACAGGGAATCTAAGGGAGAATCCGAGATTTCAAGGCAAGAGGCTGAATTATGGATGGGTGACTCGTCTTATGGGTTTCCCAGATGGATGGCTAGATTAGGCATGCAAAATGTTTGGAGTAAAGATCCAAACACCTGGCGAACTCCAACAACTATGGATAAGTCAAATGCACTTAAAACTGCTAGCAAAATCATACAAGGTAAAAACACAAGACCTTCAGGACAGCCGGTACAAGTATCTTTAGCAGTAGAAGTTGCTATGGAACAAATAAAAGACAATCCAGATCTATTAGAAGAGTATGACGAAAAAATTGTAAACAGACCAAACTTACCTCCTCAAAAAGAATTTGTTGATTATTTAAGATCCGTCACATCAGCTAAAGATATAAAGAATAGATTTAATGACACTATACCAGGTTCAAAAATAGATCATTGGTTCCGATATGACAATTCAGGATTTAGTTATCCGACAATAGAACATTGGAAAATGATCAAGCCTTACCTAATCCCTTTACAGTTTGATGAAGAGATGACAACAATAGTAGAAGAAGATTGGCACAATGATCTAAAGTTCCCTACTGCATCAGCTAGAGATCACAAAGATACATATGGCACAGTTCTAACAGGATCTAAAACAGGTGACAGAAAAACTTTACCTTTAGAAATATTTAGAAACATGCGAGATCAAGTTAAAGATTTTGCTGCATGGGAATTTGGGATGCCGAGAACACTTGAGGAATATCCAGATCGTGTAGCTAGATTAAAAGCTCTTGGAAATGCAGTTGTACCGGAATGTGCAGAGCTTGTAGGTAGATTGTTAAAAAGAGCAATAGAAGAAGATACAGTAGTTTTTGATAATGAGCTTTTAAGGTAGGTCATCCTCATTGTATGAGATGAAATCCCACTCTTGATCCCAAGTAGAACGAACTTCATTATCCCATTTACTTAGTTTTTTAAGATAAGAACTCATTTCTTTCAAAAAATAACCTAATAAAAATCCTATAAAATAATCCATAAGTGTCCATAGTAGAACATTTGTTCGGTAAAAAGTGCTTTTAAAATATATTTAACATATTTGTAACAAATTTTACCTACAAAAGTAAATTTTTAAAAACTCAATAAAATTAGGCTTTTAAAATTTTGTAAAAACTATTTTGTCACATGTGACATTTCGTGACTGTCACGCCCTAGAATAGAGTAGAATAGAGTAGAATAGAATAGAGTAGAATAGATATAGGAGGGAATATGAAAATAATGATTAGTTTTCATTCTACTGAAGATTACATTATTGATTGTGATACAGAAGAGCAAGCAAAGGAAATAGTTAAAAATATTTGGGATTTTAAACAAGATTCACAAAAAGATTTGATAAAACAACACAAAATTAAATATTATTTAGATGTGTCATCTTATTCAACTGTTGAAGAAATTGAAGATCTAAAACTGTACGATCAGTATTTTGAAGACTAATATGTTCTTATGAAAGAATACAAAATTATTTTTTATATTGATGCAGAAAATGATGATGATGCAATTAGTGACTTTTATAAAAATTTAGAAGATGATTTACATTTCTATATTCCTCATGTTGAGGCTATAGAAGGTGAAGACATAACAGGCATAAAGCCAGAAGGGACAATATAATGGCAGATTTTAACTTTCCTCCAGGAACTAAAAGAGAAGATGCTATAGATGAACTAATTAGTGATGCTGATTTAAAAGAAGTAGTACTAAAGCAATTCAACTACATGAGGATCAAAGGAATCAACCTGGTCCAAGATGCAGATGATCTTGTAAATTTATATTTATCTATTTGCAAAAAATTTGAAGAGAAGTAGAATTAAGTAGTATTCATCTATGGTAGTCCATAGTAAGATGTTCAAAGAAAAAGCCTTTCGTTGAACTACTGATGAAAAGCAGGTGCCAAGACACCTGCTTTTTATTTACCTAAAATCAATGTCGAATGATGTATAGTACTTAAGTCGGCTACTAAACCGACTTCCTCCCATCATCGGCTATCTCTTAGGGGATAGCCTTTTCTTTTTTACCTAAACAATTATTGAAGATTTGCTTTCTTTCGATTACTAGATTCTATAGCTAAATCTTTTCTAATTTTTTTAGCTAACATTCTTCTCTGTTTACGATTCATGTTAGGTGCGTTATCTTTTTGTACTGTATAAATTTTCATATAAATATGATACTAAAGACAAATCAAAAATTAGTTTTATGGTAAAGTTGTTTCACTATGATAAGAAAAATAGATACAAATTCATTCCAAGAAGCAATCGATAGAGATCTTACTACAATAGTAAAATTTGAAGCTGATTGGTGTATTCCGTGCAAAGAAATAACACCTTCAGTCGAGATGCTATCTGAAGAATGGGATGGGAAGAATGTAGAATTTGTTTCTCTAGACATTGATGGTGCATCATCAGTAGTACAAAAATACAATATATTCGGTGTACCAACTTTTATAGCTTTTAGAAATGGTGAACCTGTTTCTGAGGTTAGATCTAATGTAAATGTAGGAAATTTAAAATCTAGTTTTTCTTCACATATTGTTTGATACACACAGGATTGCGTAGGTTTTTATTTGTTTTTTCCCTACGCCAATCCTGGAAAAAATAAAAATTTGTCACACTAGCTTTTTAAAATAGTAAAATGAATGTTATGAGAGAGAACAAAGAAATTCAAATACAAACAGATAGGGTTCAATTATTTCTTGATCCTAATTTATCATATGAAGAGTGGGTAGCAGTTGGTAAAAAACTAGTAGATACAACTCAAAATATTATGTGGTGGCTAGGAGATTGGTGGAACTACGGAGAACGCAAATATGGAGAGATGGCATCCCAAGCACTAGAACTTGGTATTGCTTATCAGACATTTAGTAATGCAGCATATGTTGCAAGCAGAATAGAACCTGCAAGAAGATTACCTAGTGTTTCTTGGTCACATCATAAAGAAGTTGCACCTTTAGATCCTCAAAAACAAGATGCTTTTTTAAATGATTCTGCTGTTAGAGGTTACACAGTAAGGAATTTGAAATCAGAAATTAAAAAGATGAAGATGTTGGAATTAGATTCCGGAGAACAAGACATCTTTGAGAGAATGGAAGAAGCAGGTATAAACATAAAATATACTTCTTTTTGGTCTTTTGGAAAACCAAATAATGCTTTTGGTTTAGATATAGAAACAAAAACTCCACCTCAAATGATCGCAAACTTACTATTTTGGTATGCAGAACCTGGAAACTTCATTGTTGATTTAACAGATAGCTATGGAACAACAAGAGATCTTTGCAGAGATTTATTTGGTTACGAGTCTAAAACATTTACACCTATGACTATGCCATATCCAGATCTTGAGGGTGTGGAAGTTTTGAATGTTATATTCGATGCCTATCCTGAAGAAGTAAACAATGCAGATGTTGTGATACTTAACATGTTAGATTTTCTTGATGAATATGATGATTCAGAAGTAGCCGGTCAAGTTATAAGACATCAGCTTAGTAATTTAGGAGTTGCTACAAAGAATGGATCTAAACTTATCTTGATCACAACACCTATACAAGATATGTTCTTAGAAAATATCTTTGAACTTGTTTATGAAGAATATGACTACGAAGTCAGAAATATTATAAATACTCAAAACAAAACTGTATACACTAGAGAAGAAGAACTAGATGCTATAGAGAATAAGAAGTTGTTAGAGAAATCAGCTCATATTGTTATATTGGAGAATATAACCAAATAATATCTGTTATGATTCTCCCATGGGTGAATTAAATGAAGATTTTTATCACACGGATCGTCATGAGTCGCAAATTGATGATTCTGTTGAAATAAATCCAATATTCCCACCTTTACATGATGCACAACAAGCAGTCGCAGATAGTGATGCTCGTTGGAAAATACTATGTGCAGGTAGGCGATTTGGAAAATCAAGACTTGGTGTGCAATTATGTTTAGAAATAGCTTTGCAGGGGAAAAGGGCTTGGTGGGTTGCACCTACTTACACTATAGCTCGTGTTGGTTGGAGAGATATACAAGAATCAGCTAGATCATTTCCTTCTGAAATAGAACCTGAAATATCATTAGTAAACATGGAAGTTAAGTTTCCACATTCAGGTGGATCTATAGCAGTAAGATCAGCAGATAGTCCTCATAGGTTAAGGGGTGAAGGTTTGGATTTCTTAGTTATGGATGAGGCAGCATTCGTAAAGCCTGATGTTTGGCATCAAGTATTAAGACCTACATTGACTGAAAGAAAAGGTGGTGCTTTGTTTATTAGCACGCCAATGGGTATGAATAATTGGTTTTATGAATTATGGGAATTTGCAGAAAATAAACCAAATTGGGACAGATTTCAATTTCCAACTTATACAAATCCTATGATTGATCGTGAAGAAGTAGAACAAGCTAAAACAGAAGTTGGATCTATTGTTTATGCTCAAGAATATATGGCAGAATTTGTAGAAGCAGGTCAAGGACTGTTGAAACCTGATTGGCTTAAATATTACAAAGAAAAAGACGGAGTAATATTTGCAAGAGGAGAAAGTATAGATTTACGAGATTGTACAAAATTTGCCACAGTAGACCTTGCTACCTCAATCGAAGAAGGTGCCGACTATACTGTTATTGCGTGTTTTGCCGTTTCGCCAAAAGGCAAGATCTTGATTTTAGATGTTGTTCGTGAACGCATGGAGGCACCTGATATTGTGCCTCGAATAAGACAAAAAATGGCAGAATATGATTTACAATGGGTTGGTATGGAAAGATCTGGCTTTCAGCTTTCGCTCATACAGTTTGCTAGAAGAGAAGGTTTAGCTGTAAAGGAATTAAGAGCTGACAAAGATAAAGTTAGCAGGGCTATGCCTTTAGCAGCGAGAATGGAAGCAGGAGATGTTCTTTTCAAATATGGCGCACCTTATTTGATAGAAGTAGAAAGAGAATTGATGACATTCCCTGTGGGCAGTCATGACGACATAGTGGATGCCATAGCTTATGGAGTTTTAAGCGCACAGTACACAAGAGGATGGAGTGCATATTAAATGGCAGATGAACAAAAATCATTTTTTCGTAGGACAGTAGAATTTTTAAATAGTCCTACACAAAGACAAGTACAAAATGTACAAAAAAATAGTAGATACAATCAGCAAACAAGTTTAGATCGAGCAGTTTACGGATATAACACAGATTCAGGTTATTGGCCTATTTCTCAACTAGATGACATCGGAGATGGATCTAATAATTCAGCAGTCGTAGCCTGTTTGAATGTTCTTGCAACTTCTTTTGCAGAACCAAGAGCATTAGTAATAAAAGAATCTGATGCCGATAAAGAAATAGTTAGTAAACATCCATTATCAAAACTTTTAGATAGACCGAATCCTTTTACATCAGGCAACTTATTAGCTCACTATATTGTCGTTGCTCTTTCTGCTTATGGTGATGCTTTTTTATACAAAAACCGAAATCTTGATGGTAATGTGGTACAACTCGTACCATTGATGCCAAACCTTGTAGAGCCAAAAGGTGATGAAGATACTTTAATTACACATTTCAAATATAGTCCTCATGGTGGACTTGGGGGTAATAGTATAGTCGTCCCAACTAACGATATAGTGCATATACGAAATGGTATTGATCCAAATAACCATAGAAGAGGTTTTGCGCCTTTAAAATCGGTATTAAGAGAAATCTTGGGCGATGAGGCAGCAGGACAATATGCAGCAGCACTCTTACATAACATGGCTGTACCAGGTGTTATCCTCTCGCCTAAAGATGACTCAATGGGAGGTCCATCCAAAGAAGAGGCAGAAGCAATTTCTGCTATGTATAAACAAAAGTTTGGTGGTAAAAATAGAGGTGCGCCTATGGTACTAAGTGGCTCTATGAATGTTGAAGTTGTTTCATTTTCTCCAGATCAAATGAATTTAACTGAATTAAGAAAACTTCCTGAAGAAAGAGTTTCTGCTGTTCTTGGCGTTCCTGCAATCTTAGCTGGACTTGGTGCAGGTCTTGATGCAGCAACTTATAACAACACTAGAGAATTAAGAGAGTTCTTTACAGAACAAAAACTTGTTCCTTTGTGGAAATCAGTTGCATCAGAATTAACACATCAATTACTTAGAAAAGATTTCGATGCTGAAGATCTAAAAGTTATGTACAACTTAGATGATGTAAGAGCTTTATCACAAGACAAAGATGATGTTTACAAAAGAATGAATACTGCTGTACAAGGTGGTTGGATTACGATAGCTGAGGCTAGAAAACAAGCAGGACTAGATGCTGACCAAACACATGATATTTATTTAAGACCTTTGAACATGGTTGAAAGACCACTTGATCCTACAATTCCTGTTGCAGAAGAAACAGAAGAAGAGCCGAATCAAGATATGCAAGATATGAAACAGCTTATTAAGGATCTAGAAGAAAAAGTTATGACTAGTACTTTAGCAGCCGTAGATTCTTTAAGACAAGGTATTATTCCTACACCAACTTATCTTGATCAAGAAGAAATGAAGTATGTTGCTCAAATGCCTAATGGTGCTTGGTGCATATTAGATCACGAAAATAATGATGTTATTGAATGTTATGATGATGAGTCAGAAGCAAGAAGTGCTTTAGATAGAATGAAAAAATCTGAAAAAGCACCTAAAGCTACAAACTTTCCAAGATCAGGTGATAATCAAACTATTTCTATTTCAAACTCACAACATAAACAATTTCCTGATTACAACTATGTGAAAAACTTAAAAGAAGATTGGCCGGAGATTTGGAGAAGAGCAGGTACCGGTGGTAATCCTCCAACTTCATTTACAGGTAATGATGCTTTTAACAGATGGACAAAGTATAGATCTGGAGATAGATCAGAATCTGTTTTAAATTGGGTTAAAAGAAGAGAAAGATTTATGAATCGTCATGCAGGAAATACTAGGCTTAACGGAAGTATCGCTGTCATGAAGTGGGGTGGTGTCACAAAGTCTGGTGTCCCTGCTATGAAAAAAGTTGTAAATGAATATAAAAAAGTAATTCGTGAAAGAAGAAAAATTCAAGAAGAATTGCTTTCTGAAATAGAAGGTAAAGCATTGAGTCAAGCTGTAAGAGATTCTCTTAAAAAGAAAGCTGATGAACATAATGCTAAAGATCCAAAATACAGAGCAACACTAAGAATGCTTACTGCATCTTACAACAGAGGTTTAGCAGCATATCAAAATAATCCAGGATCAGTAAGAGGTAATGTAAGTTCACCTCAACAATGGGCGATGGCCAGAGTGAATGGGCTATTAAGAGCTTTGCGAACAGGAAAGTTTAAAAGAAAACCATATGATACTGACTTACTGCCTAGCAATCATCCTTTAAGTTCTAAAAAGAATGCAGAAAGTATAATACAAGAAATTAATGTATCTACTGAAGAAGCAGAAGTCCAAGCAGAAGTTGAGATGAACTCAGCTAGATCTGAAAAAGCAGATTCTGTAAAAGTAGGAGATCCTGTTTCTTGGTCAATTAATAAAGATCCAGATCCACCATCAACTGTTCATGGAATAGTTACTTCAGTAAATAATAATAAAAAAGAAGCAACAATGATGGTATGGGCAATTATGGAAGATGGTTCTCATAAGAAAACTGACAGGTCAGTTACCCAACCAATATCCAAATTAAGAAAAATAAAAGACTTTAGAAACTAATTAACTGTTTTCAAAATATCTAGTATTTTCTTTTGGTTGATATTCTATACCACGATCTTTAAGTTTGTTAATCAAACGAACTTGATTGTCGTGATCTAAGAAAGCCAACCAATCGGTTATAATTTTATTTCTTGATGGTTTGTTGACTTTTGCCAATGTATCTATGAACATTTTAAATTCATCTAGACTTCCATCAGATTTAGTGTTAGCCATTCTAGTAAATAATCTCTTTCTTTAGCGCCACCCTTAAATTGTTTAGCACTAATATTGTCTGATACCTTAAGTTTATTCTTCTCCAAGAATACTTCTACTGATTTTCCAAAAATTTCGACAACACCAGATCGATCAGACTTTACCTTCAAAGGAAAACTTCCCGATGTGATATGCAAAGTTGCCAAAAGTTTTATATCATCCTCAAGCATGTAACAATTATACCATATTGGCAATAGATTGTTGGCAACTACGCAAATACACTATATGTAGTTAAAAACCACTAAAGTACTAAATATGCGTTATTCTTAATAAAAGCGCATCACAAGTAAATATAAATTTATAGGAGAACAGGTAGCGCTATATGTCCGAGCAAAAAGAAGTTAAAAACATTGACTTTGAACTTAAAGAAGATAAAGAATCTTTAGGCGAAGTCAAAGCAGTATTTTCAGTATTCAATAATATAGATAGCGATGGTGATGTTGTATTACCAGGTGCTATCAAGTCAGGTTTTAATTCAGGTGATGTACCAATGGTTTGGGCGCACAAATGGGATATGCCAATAGGTAAAGGCAAGATCAAACAAGATAATGACATGGCAACATTCGAAGGTAAGTTCTTTATGGACACCGAGTCCGGTAAAGAGGCTTACAACTTAGTCAAGTCAATGGGAGATCTACAACAATGGTCTTTTGGTTTTAGAGTCATGGATTCTGAATATGGAAAATTTAAAAAAGACGCAAATGACGAAGGCGAAGATGTCAGATATCTAAAAGATTTAGAAGTATATGAAGTCAGTCCTGTACTAGTTGGTGCTAACCAAGAAACATTCACAATGGCTATAAAAAGCACTAAAGAAAATTCAGATGAAAAAGGTGTTCTTGGTCACGATAGTTTTTCTAAAGATGAACCTGGTCTAGAAGAAGAAAAAGGCTACGGAAAATGTGATTATGATAAAACAGGAAAATGTGCCAAAGAGATGGCTAAAGAAGATTCTACTGATCAAGAAAAAGCAAAACCACAAGGTGATCTTTTTATGTCAGCCGAAGAAGCAGAAGATAGGGCTAAACAACTTGGTTGTAGTGGATCACATACTGTTGAAAGTAATGATCAAATGTTTTACATGCCATGTTCTACACATGAAGACTATGAGGCATCAATGAAAAAGAATGCAAAAACTCATACAGAACAACATGCAGCTATGGAGGCTTTAGGAAATATTGCAAACGATATGAAAGATATTCTTGCAGCTATTCCTAAAGATGAAAATGCAGATCTTCCACAATGGTGGGTTGATCTAGTAAGAGAAGTAGCAGAAAAAATGAAAAAGGTGAAGGACAATTTAATTGAACCAGATCCTGAGAAAGTTCAAGATTTAAAAGTTTCAGAAAAGAGTGCCAGCGTGCAAGGTAAACGCTTTTCTGATGAGGTAAAAGATGTGCTTGCAGCATTAAATCACCTCGTTGCCAGAGTTCAATCTATAGGAGAACTTAGGCAAAAGAATGGAAGGAAGTTGGGAGTTTCAGCAACCGAAGCTCTCAGAGCAGTTCAAGAAAGCGTACAAGACGCTTTTGAAGAAATAGACAAATTCGTAGATGAATTTGGATCGGAGGGTGCGTTGGAAGATGCAACAGCAGTAGTAGATGAAGTCCAGGAAACAGAAGATCTTGAAACTGAAGTTTCAGAACCTGTAGCAGAAGAAACTACCGAAGAAGTAGCAGAAGAAGAAGTAGAGGCAACTGCCGAAACTACAGAACCTGCTGAAGAACCGGAAGTTGATACAGGCGATGAAAGAACAGTTGAAGATCCTGTTGATGAGGCTGAATTACCTACAGAAGAAGTATTAGATAATGAACTAGATGGTCTTTGGCTAGAAAGTCAAGAGATCTTAGCTGAATCTATTATGACCGACATTGAAATACAAGAAGAAGATAATATTGAGGAGTAAATTATGGATGTAAAAAAAGTCCGTGATAGCATAGTCGAAAAATCTGCTGAACTTAAAAGTCTTTTCGAAGATGTAAAAGATCAAGAAGCAGGTGCTACTCCAGAGCAAAAGCAAGCAATCATTGAAAGAAATGAAGAACTTGCATCTTTAAGAGATGATCTTAAAGTCGCTGAGGCAAAGTCTAAACTAGACATCTCAGGCGAAGCAGTAGCAAGCATGCCTAACCCATCAGAAGAACCAAAAAAAGGATCCTTTGGTGCAGAAGTCATGAAATCAGCAGCCTACAAAGGCTATGTTGAAAATGGTGCTAAGAATATTCAAAGCACAATCCCTTTTGAGTTAAAAACTAATTTAACTACAACAGGATATCCACCAGAGTCATTAAGACAAGGTGGTGTACTAGAAACAGCTCTTCGTGATCCTAATGCAGTAATCAACCTTTTTGATCAAATCACAACTGATCAAAATGCATTTGTTTATTTGGAAGAAACTACTTTCACAAACAATGCAGCTGAGGCAGCAGAAGCCGCAGCAGTTGGTGAAGCAGCATTAGCTTTCACCGAGAGAACAGCAACAATCTCAAAACTTGGCGTTAACATACCTGTTACAGATGAGTTAATGCAAGATGTAAGTGGTTTAGAGTCATATTTGAACTCAAGACTACAAACAATGATGAGATTAAGACTAGATAGCCAATTAATCGCAGGTGATGGAACATCTCCAAACCTTGAAGGATTATTGGATGCAGGTAAATCATCTGTAGGCGAAACAGCTTACGGATCATATGCCGGTGGTCTTGGTAGAATTGGCGCAATCTATGGTGCAATTACTGATATTAGAGTAAATGCATTCACAGAGCCAGATGCTATCGTTATGCACCCTAATGATTGGTCACAGATCGTACTTCAGTTAGATGAAGACTTTGCTGGAACATCATCAGCAGGGTATACTGCAAAAGCCCCTGTCTTTACAAGTGCAGGAGGATATGCAGGTGCTGTAGCTAATCAACTATGGGGATTAAAAGTTGTCCCTTCAACAGCAATAGCTGAAGGAACAATCCTAGTTGGTAAGTTCGGTGGTGGTGAAGCAGCTCATGTTGTCATGAGGCAAGGTATGGACATCGCAGTTAGCGACAGTCATGGTGAAAACTTTACAAAGAACATCATGGTTATCAGAGCTACTATGCGTGTTGGATTCCCTGTCTACAGACAAGAGGCTTTCCACAAGATCACAAGTGCTTAATAGCATTTAAATCTTAGAATATGGGGGCTATATGCCCCCATATTTAATGAAACACAAAGACCTTAAATAAGGCAGAAATAAGTTAGGATTAATCATTATGTCAGATAAATTTATAACACTAGAGAAAGATCTTTGGCAACTAGGGGATGGTTCATTTTTTGAAGGTCCAAAAGCTGAACTTCCTAAGTCAAACGCTTCTAAACTCGCTGGTGCAGGTAAGTCTTATCCTGAGTCATGGCTAAAAGAAATTGGCTATATCAAGAAAGCAGCACCAAAGAAAAAAGAAGCACCAAAGAAAAAAGTAGAAACTAAAGCTGTTAAACCTTCAGATAATAAGTAAGGAGTAGCTCATGGCACTCTGTACTGTATCTGATGTTGAGGCTATTGTCCAGATCGACTTTGCTTCTGCTCTAGAAACATCAATTACAAACAATATTATACCTTTTGCAGATCAGGTAATTAAAACTTATCTAGGATATGATATTGAGGTAGCAGATCAAACTGAAACATTATTCGGTGATAACTTGCGTGAACTCAACCTTAAGCATATACCTGTAAATTCTATTTCTTCTATAACAGAAGATGGTAATGCATTATCAGAAGGTAATACAAATGATTATGTATTTCATTCTAATGGTCGAGTTGAAAGAGTTCTAGGTCGTTGGTCAGGCGCTAAACCAAAAAATATATCTGTTTCTTATAATGCAGGTTATTCAACAATTCCTGAAGATATAAAGTTTACAAGCGCCAGGATATCTGCAAGAATAATACTGTCGGCTATGAATTTGAGTAGTCAAGCATCAACCGGTGCTGCAAACACTCATTTATCAGATTCGACAAATGGGGCGAGTATGGCAATAGTAGAAGAAGAACGCATTGGGGATCTCAGCGTAAAGTTCGCTGATCCAATGTTATATTTTGATGGGAACTTGTTAAAAGAATCAGACAAAGTTTTACTTTCACCTTATAAAAAACAGGTGTTTGTTTAATGGATCTTGTTACATACACATTCCTGGTAGGATTTTTGAATTTTCATGGATTGCTATCAGTTCATCTAAACGAATTTGCTCGTGAGAGAGTTGAATACGAAGAATTAGTAAATTACAAATTTTACGAAATTATACAGGGTGAACAATGGAATATAGGGAAGAATCCTTAAACAATCTTTTACGACTTCAAGAATTGTGGTGGCAAGAAGATGCCAACTGCAAAGATGCTGATCCAGATATATTTTTTCCTGATAGGGGTGCATCAACAAGAAAAGCAAAAGAATTGTGTAATGCATGTGAAGTTCAAGAACATTGTCTAGAATATGCAATAGTGAACGCAGAAAAATTTGGAATATGGGGTGGACTATCCGAAAGAGAAAGAAGGAAAATTCGTAAAGAGAGGGGTTTAACTAGAAGGAGGAAAAATGCCGAGTAGAAGAATACCAAGCGTAGAAGAGGCTTACAAATTATTTAATGACGATCCTTATAAACCACTATCACATTGGGCTGATGAATGGGAATGTTCACATGAAAGAGTTAGGCAATTAAGAGAACAATGTGGTTTTCCACCAATATCATCTATTGATCATGGTATTGCAAGAATAGTAATTGATAGATTATATTCTGGAGAACATAGTTTGACTGTAAGAGATCTATATGATGACTTGCCAATAGGTTTGGAAAAATTTATGACTTGGTGTAAAGAAGATCCTGCGATCTGGTTAGGAGTACTTCATGCACAACAATATATAAAAGATCAATCTTGGAACCCTACAGAAAAACAATGTACTAAGTGTGGTGAATTACAAAAAATTGATAGTTTTGGTAAAACACAAAAATATAAAGACGGAAGACAAAAAATTTGTAATGTTTGTATTAAAAATCCATCAGGTAAATTACAAGAAATACAAAAGAAAAAAGAAAAGTTAGAAAAATTACGACAAAAATTAGATAACTAAAATTAAGCAAATTTCTAGTAAAGTACAGATATGTCTTATAATTTCAAAACATACTTAAATGATGATGTGACTATAGAATCAAGATCTACAAGTTCAGTAGATGAAAGAGGTCTTTATTCTGATAGTTGGTCAACTCTTACTACCACTAAAGGTAGGTTAGAAACTACTAGATCACAAGAAGAAGAAGATAATTCAGAAATGCTTCTTGATGAATTTGACTTGTATATACCTTCATCTATAGATATTAAAAATTCACACAGAGTAAATATAAGTTCAAAATATTACGAAGTACTTGGTATAAATGAGTACAAAAATAGACATGGTAATTTAGTAATGAAAAGATGTAGGCTTAGGAGAACTTCCTAATGTCAGTTGCAAATCAATTTAGATCTTTATTTTATAAATCATCTATTGTTGCAGGTGATGTTTTATCTGTTAATTTTTTAGATAAGCAACTTAGACCTATTAGAGGATTAGGTTTGCAGTATGCAAGATTATTTGCTGATGTAAAATCTATTAGTGGACAAGGTGTTGGTCTTCGTTTGCAAAGAAGATTTGCAGGTAGAATTACAGGTAGAGCTGGTCAGTCATTGATTCCACAAAATATGGGTGTAGCAACTCGTGTTGCAAACAGATATTACGGAAGAATTGCGACTATGAAAGTTCAAAACTATTTCAACACAAAACAAAAAGATACTTATACATATAAGCATAATGGTAATGTAATGACATCAGCAGTAAAAAGATCAATCAACAGAGCGCAAGGTGGAAGAATAAATCAAGAGTTATCTAGAGCTATGAAAAAATATGGACAAATGGGTTTAGATATACAAGAGTTTTCATTACCTGAGCTAATGTCTGACATACAATATAACATGTTAGGTATGCATTCTGTTGGTGGTGGTTTAGCAGCACCAAAAGCTACAGGAAACTTACATAACTCAATTATCTTTAGAGGAATATATGCATCTAGAAATGGTATAGCACTAGGAAAAATAACCATCGGTTCTTCAAAAGGTGGTGGTGTTAGGGAGGCAGACCAAGCACCATATTGGTGGAAAACTAACTATGGTGGTTATTACAAATGGAATCCTACAAAGTTTGTACCTGCAAGAAACTTTGGTTGGTTCGGTAAATCTGTTTTAGGTGGTCTGAAACATTACTTTCCAGATCAAAGTTCTTTTGAAGTTGTAGTTAATAGGAAAAAAAATCCTAATGCAAGTCGTTATTTAGATTTTCAACCGGAAAGACCACCAAACGATGCTTATGAAATAAGCATCTACAACCATGTCGATGTGGGTTTAGAGGGTGAAACCGATGTACCTAAACCTGGAGTACCTTTTTAGGAGATATTATGCCAGGAATAACTAATTTAACAAATTTACCACCAGATCCTGAAATAGTATTCAGAGCATGGATGTTAAGCAAAACTAGTATTACTGATCAGGTAAGCACAAGAATAGCTACTAGATTACCTGCTGAGGCTACATTACCTTTTGTAGTTATAAGAGCAGAAGGTAATGGTTTGCTTGATTCTTCATCTCAAACAGGTATTGGTTTAGCAGCTATGAGAGTTTTAGTTTATGCAGGAAGATGGGGAAATGATGGAACTAAACCTGAACCTGATTTTGGAACTGCAAGCGACATAGCTCAAATAATCTATAAAGAATGCTTTATAGAATCTAATATACAAGTCACAACTTCAGGTGGAACTAAATCACATATTTATAGTCTTGATGTAGCTACTGCACCAATAAGATCTGAATCTAGAGAATTACAAGTAGCAGTATTTGATATGTCTATTGATATGACTTACAGATACTCGGAATAACCTTAAATCTATAAATCATCATCTAATATTACCTACAGAGGTAAATATTATGGCAAAATATAAAGTTAAAGTTAATCCGATATATCCTGCTGATGCAATCGGCGATGAGATATTGGGTGTAACATTTACCAAGAATGAATGGACGGAAGTTAATGGGACTGATTGGAAAAGACTACAAGAATCCAAAGGTCGTCTATGGGATGAGTTCAGTATACCTAGACTCATAGCACAGGACGAGGATTGGGAAGTCGTTCCTGTCAGTCAGACTACTTCTTTAGTGGACAACACAAAAGAAGTTAGCGATGAAGTAGCTGAAGAAGAAATTTCTGATGATTGGTATAAGTCAGAAGAAGAATAGATATGTTTGCAAACATATTATTAGTAAGTATAAGTTAGGAGAACTTTATGGCTACAACAAGTTATAACACTTCAGGTTCAATATCTGATGTTCTCATCGGAACAGGTGTTCTTTATGTAGGTGCAAAAGGCACAGCCTTCCCTACAGAAGATAGCACAACTACAACAGCATGGGCTGATCTGGATTCAGCTTGGACTGATGTTGGATATTCCGAAGATGGATGGACTCTTGAATATGACAAGACCTTCGAAGACATTATGGTCGCAGAAGAAATTGATCCTATTAAGTCTGTTAAAACAGCACAAGAGATTCGTTTGACAGGTACGCTTTCACAAGCAAGTTTAACCGGTCTTAAAGAAGCATTCGGTGGTGGAACCATTACCGAAGACGACACAACAAATTTTGCTTCAGGATTTGATGTTCTTACACCTCCAGGTACTGATGACTTCACAGAGAAATCTATGGTTTTAGTCACAGAAGGACCAGGAGGCGCAATAAGGCATTTCCATATTCCTAGAGCAGTTAATGTCGGTGCTTTTTCAATGGCACACCAAAAAGCACCTCAAAAGGTGTTGCTTGCCGTTGAATTTAAGATCTTGGTACCAGATTCAAGCTCAACATCCGTGGGAACAACAAACGGAAAAGAAAATATGTTCCGTATTGTAGATAACACAAATGCATCCACAGATGGTGCAGTTAACTAATAATGCTTTTTAGATAGGAGGAAAATATGACTAAGCGTTATAAAGACTTTGATGCAGCAAAAGAAGCGAGCAACTTAGAACCTATTGTAATTAAGATAAATGGCAAGGAATACACATTCCCAGCATTCTTAAGTGCAAGTGTAGTTTTAAGTCAAATGAGTTGGCTAAATGCCGATGGCTCGCTTCAAGCATCTAATCTACTAGATTGGTTCGAATCAATATTTGGTGGGGACAATTTAGAAGAACTAAAAGAAGAAGTTAGCTTTGATCAGCTACAAGAAATTGCAAACTTTTTACTTGCAGAATATGGGATGGGTGGAGATGTCGTCACAGAAGAAACACAAGTAGAGATTGATGGCGAAACAGGTGAGGGTGATAACCCAAAATAAGTTATAAGATAGTAGATATCCTAGATAATTGGACTGCTGTCGAGTCAGATTTCCAAAGACTATATAACATCTCAAATCCTTTGGAAATTGAATGGCGTAAATTTTACAGATTACTTGGTACAATGCCTATAGATCAATCTTTATTCTTCGCACCACAGTATAAAGCATTTTTAAATGATGGTGAAGAAGGCTTATCAGATGAACCACCCAAAGGTTGGTGGAAAAAAGAACTTGATAAGAGGAGAGGTCGCAACAGGGAAAGAGTTGCTACATCTCTTGATACATTAATACATGATCAAAAGAATGTAGCTAAGGAAGAGATGTAAAATGCCACCGGTATTAGCAGGTCAAGTTAATGTCAATATACAAGCTGTCAATCAAGGTGTTCAAAAAGTCAAAGAAGTAACTGATGACGCAGCAGCTGACGCAGCTAGGGCAGCTAAAGAACATACAGCTAAAATTAACAGAATAGCGACAACAGCCATAATTGGTGTTGGCGCAATCACAATGGAGTTGTTCAAAGCTACTATGGCCTCAATGGCTTTTGAATCATCTTTTGCCGGAATAAGAAAAACAGTAGAGGCAACCGAAGAACAATTTGATAATTTAGCTCAAAAAATTAAAGACATGTCATCTGTCACTCCTGTTAGTACGGATGATCTAAATAGAATTGGTGAGTTAGGTGGTCAATTAGGTGTTGCAGTAGAAAACTTACCTGACTTCATAAAAACTGTTGGTGAACTTGCAACTACTACTAACTTAACAGTTGAAAATGCTGCTTTAGGTTTAGCTAGACTTGATGCTATTGCTCAGACAAATGGTGAAACTTTTTCAAATGTTGCGTCAACAATAGTAGATCTTGGAAACAACTTCGCTGCTACAGAAGGCGAAATCATGACTACTGTTCTTCGTATTGCACAGGCAGCAGCTCAAGTAGGTGCTACTACACAAGATGCTTTAGCATTTGCAGCAGCACTACAAGCTATTGGTGTTCCTGCACAAGCAGGTGGTACTGCTGTAGCTCGTGTATTTCAGTCTATTAACCAGGCAATAATTCAAGGTGGAGAAAACTTAGATTTATTTGCGAAAGTAGCTGCGACTACAGGAGATACAACAGAAGAATCTTTTGCTGCATTTTTCGAAGATGATCCTGCCAGGGCAACACAGGCTTTCATTGAAGGTTTAAATAATCTGAATGAATCAGGTGCAGATGTTATAGGTATCTTAGATGAATTAGGTCTTTCACAGCGTAGAACGATGCTAGCAATTCTTGGTCTTGCTGAGGCTGAGGGAGTTTTGGCAGATGCCATCACAACAGCAAACAAAGCATTTGATGAAAATATGGCAGCTACAGAAGAAGCTATAAAAAGATTTGAAACTTTAGAATCTCAATTACAAGTAACTAAAAACTTATTTAACGAATTACAAATCCAGATCGGTGACAATTTACTACCTGTTGCTACTTCTTTCAACAATACAATACAGAAAATGATATTAGGTCTTACTGAATCTAATTTTGCTTTCAATTCATTAATGGCACTATTAATAGGATTTGGTGCAACTTTAATGAAAGTAGCAAGTCAATTAAAATTTGTACAAGTAGCTTTTAAATTTTTAGTAGGTAGCAAAATACGAATTGCAGTCACAGCTATAACAGGACTCTTCTCATTGTTTGGTTTGAAAGTAGCAGAATCAGCAGGTGAAGTAGGAAAGCTAGCTAGGGAATTAGATTACTTTAGTAATGCAGGGAAAATAACAGAAAGCACACTAAAAGCTGTAATAAGAGCTAATACAGACTTTAAAGCTCTTATGGAAGATCTTACTGACACGCAGAAGAATGCAATAGAAGCAGATGTGTTAGATATGTTTTTCGGTGAACATGCAAACTTCAATGAGGCTAAGAAACAAATAGATGATCAAATAGCAAATATAGAAGCCTTAAGACAAGCCTCCTCAGGATTTAGCAGTATGGGTTCTGCAAAGATTATAGATCTAAAAGTTGATCAAGACTCTACTGATGCATTACAACAAATGATTGAGGCTATCGTAGATGTACATGGAGTAAGACTTACAGAAGAAGAGGCTTTACCATTTTTACAAGCACTCAAAAAAGGTCAGTTAAATAAATTTAGAAAAGAATATGATGCAATATTAGCTGGTCAAGAACAGCAGTATAAAATACAACATGATCTATTTATTAAATTACTTCCTGCTATTCAAGAACAAGAAAGACAAAGAATGGCAGACTTGAAAGAGCAGGCTATGGAAAGGCTAGGTATCACAAAAGTCGAACACGATTTCCAAAGAATACAAATTTCAAATATGATGAAACTTATTGAAAACGAGCAAAATCTTCAAGATTCAATGAGTGATACTAATTTTGAGGTTGAGCAAAGAGAAAATATATTTGACAGAATCGCATCAAATACTCTTGAAAGTGCAGAATCATTATTTACTAGCTTAGACAGTATTGGTGGGCTAGCTATGAAAACAGGGGAAGAAATTAACCAAGCTCTAGCAGAAAAAATACAATTATCACAAATATTTGAACAGCAAATAGCATATTTAAAAAATGAAGGTTTTGATGATGTAGCTTTAGAGTTTTCAAAGCTAGGACCACAATTTTCAGGTGTATTACAGGAGTTATTAGATAATACAGATCAACTTAACTTGAGAGAAGTTATGTTAGAAAAACTAGGTCTATCAGAATCAGAAGAATTAAAAGATGCATTGTTTGAAAGTACTGATAGTGCTGCCGATGCAATCGTACCAAAAACAACACAGTTAGGTAATGATTATATCAAAGGATTTATCAAAGGATTAAAAGAACAAGAACCTGAACTTGCAAAGACTATTGAAACTGTGTTTAGTAATGCAGTTCAGCTAGCTTACGATGTGACAGGTACTAAATCTCCATCAAGAGTAACTATGGAACTAGGTAAATTTATGATGCTTGGTTTTGTCAAAGGTATTGAAGATAACTACCCAACACTAGAGAAATCATGGAAAGGCAAAACTATAGATCTTGTAAATCTTATTGAACAATCTGTAAGAGATGCAACATCAGCTATGAAAAGTGCATTTGGTAGTCAGTTTGGTTTATTTAACGCACAGCAAAGCTATTTAGATAACGAAGACAAAATCAATGATCTAATAAAAGAAAGAACGCAACTTCTTAAAGGTAATACTGCTGAACAAACTAAAAATCTTGACGAGGCAAGAGATAAAGCAGAATGGGCAAAAATTGCATATGAAGAAGGTGTGATTACATTAGCTGAATATCAACTAGCTCAACAAGAATTAGAAGATGCAGAAAACGCAAGAGCCAACAGACTTGCAGAAGTTAATAAGGAAATAAAAAATGAACAAATGAGTCAAGCCCAAAATTTATTTTCTCTTGGTATGGATGCATTCGAACTGTTACAAATGGGACCAGAGGCATTTGATATGTTTAAAGAACTTGCAGAAGTTTTAGGTATTGATGCAAGTATTGTTGAAAAGGTAACAGGCAAAACAAAAGAATTAGCAGATACACTTGGTAAAAAATTTGGTGATTCAGTAGATGGTATTGCAAAGAAGTTTTTTGACACAAATCTAAAAATAGAACAAGAAGAAATAGAAATAAATGTTAATGGTGATGAGGCTATGACTACTGTCAATGCTGTACAAGGTGCTTGGGATAATTTTAGAGCTAGCGCACAAGATGAAGTAAAACTAAAAATTGGCGCAGACGGATCTTTTGATTTAGGTGGTCAAACAGGTTATGCAAAAGGTGGAAGAATACCTATGTATGCAAAAGGTGGTTATCTAGGATCTGGCTTAGGAATTGTAGGAGAGGCAGGACCAGAGTTAATTAGAGCAATACCAGGTGGTGGAGTCGATATCACTCCTATAGGAAATGTAGGACATACAGGTATTACTGTAAATAATTTGAATGTAAATGTCACAGGAGTTCCTTCTAATCCAATACAAGCTAGAAAAGCTGCTATAGAAATTAGAAAAGCACTATCAAAATTAGACAGAGAAGGTGTTGTGGGAACAGGTTTGAGAGGTAGATAATGTTAAGTAAAATAAAAGATAATTTAGGTTTGATAGCTACAGCTATAGCTCTTATGGGAACCATAGGAACAGGTCTTTCAACTGCTGGTGATATAGTCAATACACTTCAAGGCATAGATGACAGAATGAATCAAGTAGAAGTAGATTTTGAAATGCTTAGAGAAAGCACATTTGTACAAGGCGATATAGCTGTTCTGTTTGAGAAAGTGCAGAAATTAGAAGTAGCTAATGACACTAATCAATATGTGCAAATAGAAAAATGGGAATGGGACGAAATTAAAAGACAAGTTATTCGTCTTGAATCACAACTTATGGATCAAGAACAAGACATACAACAAATTAGAGAACTAAAAGACAGAATTAGTTGGTTGGAGGCGAACAGGTAATGAAAGAAGATTTTACACTACCTAAAGATATGTTTACAGATAATCCTGTATTTATAGATATATCAGACGAGTTTGACGAAGATTGTGGGGATGCTTGTAAGATATGATTGACAATAAATCAGGTAAAGATTTAGAGCCTTGTATCAAATGTGGAGAATATATGTTTAAAATAAATTATGAAGAATGTATGAGGTGCAGATATTATGGCTAACACAATAACTATAGGAAGATTGACATTTACTTCTCCATCACAATTAACAGATTCGAGAAGTGGTAATACTAGATCTTTAAGTATTAATGGAAAATTTGTTGCAGATACATTAGCAGAAGTTAAATATTTAAGAGATGAGCTTTTATCTTGTGCTAATGGATATTATACAGTTCCTTTTATTTGGCAAGGTGATACTTCTTTAGAAGGATATGTGAAAGTAAATAGTGCATCAGTAAACACTAACAGAGTTATGGTTGGTGGATATGACTACTCTATAGATCTTGAATACTTAGGTAATATGGGTGAAATAGAATTTGAAACACAATTTTCAGGTGCATTGATTGAAAATGATCACTCCATAACATCTACTACAGCACAGATATACGCACCACCTACTAATCATTATTCTCACAGTCATTCATCAGATCCAACTAATTTTATTAGATCTGGAGAAGATGGAGATCTACAAGTTAAGTTTGGTTCTAGCATAAGAAGTTATAATGCTAAATATTTAGTAGATCCTTCAGACTTTTATAAAAATGCCTGTGAAGTTTATAGTGATGATGTAAGTGATATCACAAGGTTAAGATGTGGGCTTGAATCTCCAAATAATTCTCCATCATCAGTCAAATTACAAAATGGTTTAGTTCAAATGACATTTGATAATACTTTGACTGAAAGCAGATTTGTCACTAAGTGTTATGACGGAGATGGTTATAAATCTACACATACATTCGCAATATCGAGAGGCACAAGTGAAACAGAGTGGCAAGGTTGGAGATCTATACAGATTCTAAAAAACGAACCTGAAGTAGCCACTATTAGACTTACAAGTTATTATGATGCTACTGCTAGAGATCAAAGACTTACATTCGATATAACACTTAGAAGAGGTGCAAGGCATTTTTCAGGTGTTGCAACACAATGGTCATCAGGTCAATTTAATATAAAGCCAACAGCTACTGTACCTTACACAGATGCTACATCTTATTCTTATATGACTAATGCAGATGCTGATGGAAACAGAATAGTTTTAGGTTCACCTCAGAACTTTGATGTGGACGCAACTAATGGTGGAATTGAAACTACATCCAATACTGCAACAATGAAATTCTTTATTGGTTATGAGTTTGATGGGGATAGCGCTAGTTCAATAGATACTAAAGATAAGATAAGAGATCAATATCTTGATAATGTATTTGAAACTGTGCGCTTAGTAAAATCATGAGTGTCACAGAAAAGTTAATGGCACCAGGTCAGTTTAATCTGACACTTAATAAAGAAACTACGCCAAATAACATAATAAATCAAATAGATGCATGGGGACACATTGTTATAGTTCCTGGTGACTTAAATGTACAAGAATTTAGTGATTCAACTCTTTTGGATTCTGCAAGATACACAGGCATTGTGTATTCATTGGAAATGGGTGATGAATCTACAGTACTTGTTAACGGACAAGGACTAGTTGCATATTTAGGTGATGGTGATACTAGAGGTATGCCTATAGCACAAACAGGTGGTGCATCAGGTGTTAGAGCTTATAACAATAAAACTTTAGAACAAACATTAGATGGTACAGGAACTCCTAAAGGTATTTTAAGGCAAGAAAATGGTTCACAAGGTCCTATCAGAAAAGGAACAATAACAGAACCTACTGACAACTCTACCTACACAGGTAAACATTACACAGAATCAGTTTTGAAAGCTCTTCAATTTATATGCCAAGATTTAGGAGTAGAATTTAAAATTAGTACAAAAGGTTTATTAGATGCAGGACCGTCAGCAACTTTATTTTCAGGACACAGTACTGATCCAACAGCAATAATTGTTAGAGGTCAAACAGGTGAAGATCCAAACATTACAGGTTTATCTACTACTAGTTTGGTTGCTCAGTATGATGCGTCAGAATTTGTAAGTTCTGTTGAATTAATTGGTAGCAAATATGGTAAAGAAGCAAACATTGGTAATGCTACAGTTTCATCAAACCCATACAATGATTTATTTGGAGAAGATCTTTTAAGAACTCAATATATTTCTGAACCACAAACACAAGCAGGATTGAAAGCAGACAGAGCAAGTGCTTATTTGAATGAATTAAATTTAGTTAAAAAACAATTAAATGTTTCTTTAGATGAGTACGACATAGCAGGTGACTTCGTAGTCGGTGATAAAATATTTATTTTTGATCCTGATATAGGTTTTGTTGATACAGAGGCAGATAGAATTACTGATGGAAGATCTAGCTTGTTCGAAACTGTTTATCAAGGACAAGTATTAAATCCAACAAAAATTCGTATTTTAGGAATAACATGGCCTATCAAGTCAGGATATGGTGTTTTTTATAGAAAGTCAGATGGTACTTATTTAGAACTTACAGATTATTGTCTTTGGGAAGAAGGAGATGTGCAACTAGAAATAGGAGATGTTGCACCAACCATAAGTGAAAGTTTAGGATTTAGTGGGTATTCAGTAGATCAAGTTGGTGGTCATGATAAGTCTGTACCAAGCGCGCCAAGTAATTTAACAACTGTTGCAGGAACATATTCTGATGGTAATGGTATTTCAAAAGCATTTATAAAAATGACATGGCAAGAGCCAACTAATGAAGACGGAAGTACAATTACCGATGGTGATCAATATAGACTTCGTTGGAGAGTAGTACAAGATAGTGATGGAAACAATATTATTGATAGTAATGACACACAAGCAACTGAGTATGTTTATTCAGCAGTATCTTTTAGCACTAGAGAATTTATTATTTATGATCTTTCCCCTAATTTATATTACGAAGTAGGCGTAGCTGCTTTAGACTTATCAGGATTTGATAGTTCTTTCACTACTATAACTTCAGTACAAACTCCTGCTGATGCAGGCGCACCAAATAAACCTGATACTTTTGCAACAATAGCATCTAACCCTTTAAGAGTACAGTTTGTTCATAACTTAGGTCAAGCTAAAGATAGTAGTGGTAGTGCAGTAAGCCCTGTTGTAGATTTCACTTTAGCAAAAGATATAAGTCATTTAAATATTTATGGATCTACAACGCAAGGTTTTAATCTTGAATACAATTCATCTACTAAAAAAGTCGTACAATCAGGATTTAAAATTGGAGAACTACTAGCTTCTTCTGCTCATATACAAAATGGAATAGCTGCTGTAGGGTACATTGATCTGGATAATGCCGATACGCATTATTTTAGAGTCACAGCAGTTGATAGCTCAGGTAATGAATCTGAACCTTCTGATGAGCAAAGTGGTAATGCAGATTTAGTTAATTCACAAAATATTGCAAACTTAGCTGTCACAAATGCATTAATAGCTAACGCAGCAATTACAGATCTAAAAGTTGCAGATGTTTCAGCAGGAAAAGTCACAGCAGGTACGATATCAGGTCAAACAATTATTCTTGATGCTAGTGGTGATACCGGTAATGATTCTATAATCAAATCATCTAATTATGTGTCAGGATCTACAGGTTGGGCTATAACATCAGATGGAACAGCAGAGTTTCAAAATGCAACTATTAGAGGATCACTAAACGCTAGTGACATTACAGCAGGTACTTTATCTTCAGACAGACTTGATACTGATTTTATAGCAGTTGGTGGTGCAGCAAGTGATGTGAACTCAGGATCAACAACTATTGATGGTGGAAATATTACTACAAACAGTATTACCACAGGTCAATTAAACTTTACACCTTTACAAGATGGTGATGACATAACAGACGGAACTGTTGGTGGTATAACAATTAATAGTGATGTTCTGACAACTTCAAATTATCCTACAACAGGATTTGAAATTGGTGCAGATGGAGATGCAGTATTCAACAACATTACTGCTAGAGGTCTTATAAGTGGTACAGTAGATCAAAACTTATCAGCAGGATCTTCAGCATATATACAATCAAGCACAGGTGCAAATAGATTAAGGTTTGGTGCAGGATCTGGTGCAGCAGTAGATTTTATTTACAACTCAGGAACAGTTGCTTTTATTGAGGCAACAAACGCAGATAGATTTACTATAAGAGGATATAACTCTGGTGATGACATAACAATACAAGCTGGTGGTGTAACAGGTCAGGGTGACACAACACTAAAACAAGAAAACCTTTACATTGAAGGATCTTCTTTAAGTTCACCTACATTACATATTCCAAACAGCACCCAATTACATATAGGTGGTAGCGCAAATGCAAGTTCTGGTGATGTTTTAACTTACACAACTAATGGAGTTCAATGGCAATCAGTAGGTGGACACTCACATGGTAATATAAGTTTCCCTAATTCAGGAACAGTTTTATCAGACACTAACCACTCTCATGCAACTAATACAGTTTTAAATACAAACACTTCCTTTACAGGAATGGTTAATCACATAGCACAAACTGTAGGTAATTCAGGAACTGCACATGGACTTACATTAGCTGATGTGACTACACAAGGTAATACAAATGTATTAACAAATGATAATCACTCTCATGGTACAAATAATATAAATGCAATAACTTCTAATTACAACAATAATGTGACTGCTTACAATACAGCTTTTTCTGCTGCTGGTGCATTTAACTTATATAACACAATCAACTCAGCACTTAACAATAAAGCTAATAACTCTGCACTACATAACTCTCATAACTATTTTACAAATGCAGATGTAGATGGAAGTCATCATAGTCATAGTGGTTATCTGACAGGTAATGAAAGCCACTTTAATAGTAATACTGCTCATGGAACTTATGTTTACTATAACGATTACCTAAACCACATTAGTAATTTTAACTCTCATAAAAATAGTAATAGCTCTCATAGTGCTGCTATAGCAGCAGCAGTTAACAGTCACTATAATGCTTATATATCTGGTCACTTATCTTCTGATAGAAGATTTAAAACAAACATTGATGATACTTCATTAGGTTTAGAATTTATTAAAAGACTACAACCAAGAGAGTTTGATTGGACATCAGATTATTTAGATGATTTACTAGATCCAACTGATAAGCATGCAATCGTAGCTAGAGATATATATACAAACATACAACAAGGTTTTATTGTAGATGAAGTAAAACAAGCAGTATTTGATCAAACAGGATCTAACAATGCTTTTTCTGGTTTGACATATAATCCTAGAAATAAAGATGAACAAGATACTTTAGATGAGTCAAATCCTGTAGGTTACATAAGACCAACAGATTTTATACCACCATTAGTTAAATCTGTTCAGGAATTATCTGCTAAGATAGAATTACTAGAAGCTAGAATAGATGAACTTGAAGGAGTATAATGCCACACGAATATAGAATATTTGATGCAGCAACAGACTTGGAAAGCGATGCAGATAAATTAGCAAGATTATCTCATGAAATAAAAGCCTATGAGCATCAACACTATTTAGTATCTCAACTAGAAAGTCCAGATCAAGATGTTATTGATGAAATCGAATCAGAACTAACTGAAAAAATTAATCAATATGAAGCGTTAGGTGGAACTTTCGATTGAAATTTTCTTTGGGAGGAAAACAATTTATAGAATTTAAGACCGATGTTGCTGGTCTTGAAATATCTGCCCCTGTTCAAAAATCTAATTACTTTTTACCTAAATGGTTTAAAAGTATGGATGATGACATACAATCCCCACCTAATCCAAATGGTTATCCTAATAAATTTGGTAAGACTGGTGAAACATCAAAAAAATGGAGTCAAGGTACAGTCAAAAGATGTCCAGCTATTATAGATCTTATAACTGAAGGATTTATTATTCCTATGTGGTGCGATTACCTACTGCAAAGAAATAAGAATGAACTTGAATGGGATAACAAAAATTTTCCTTATGGAATAGAGTTTCATCCTAATAATCAAATTTATAATTGGGATTTGAGAAAAGCAGATTTTCCTGAAGGTGTGAAGTTTGTAAATCCTTGGCGAATATATACACCACCAGGATATTCAGTAATGTTTATGACACCTACTTACCAGTTTGAAAAAAGATTTACTGTGCTACCAGGAATTGTAGAAACTGACAAATATCATCATGTTAATTTTCCTACAATAATTCACACAACAAAAGATTTAATTATAGATAGAGGAACTCCTTTTTTACAGGTTATTCCATTTAAAAGAGAAAATTTCAACTTAGATGTAGGGCAAATGAGCAAAAAGCAAGTATATGAAGATACTGCACAAAAAAATATGCTTTCTACTAAATTTAAAAACGCATACAGATCAATTACTCAAAGATTTTAAAAAGGTAGGTAGTATTTAGTTATGCCTTATACATACGAATACTTATCAAATGATGATCAAATATCCTTTGTTCAAGCAAGAATTAAGAATGAAGAAGAGAGAATATTTGAAATGGAACTATCAAATACTGATGGTGTTCATGATGCAGAAATAGCTGAAGTCACAGCAAGAATTACAGATCTAAAAGCTAAACTAACAGAGCTTGAAGGTTAGTCAATTACCTTAAATTATTAATTAAATAAGTATTATTAAAGTATTAAGGGAGATTATGCCAGAATCACATGAGTTTAAAATATTTGACGATAAAGCAAAGAAAAGACTACTCCTCAATCAAATTTTTGATGGCGAGGGGACATTATTTTCTCTGCTTGTAATTTCATATTCTGAAGATCACCCTGATTATGCAGAATGGAAGTATGAAGTAGATGAGAGAAAACGAGCATTAAAAATACTAACAGATGCTTATGAAGATTTGGGAGGTACATACGACATACAGGAGATAAGAAATGTCCTTAACAACTCACAGTAGATCAACACTAGAGATAAATAATCTCACTACTCAAGACGACTTCTTTGACTCATCTTCCTCAGGAGAGGGCTACACTCTCTCGAATGCCACAGTACAAATAGTTTCTTTAAATGACAATCTATACATGGATGGTCAAACACTTGTATCTGATGGTAATTTATCTATAGGTACTACTGCGTCAAGCACATACATTAAACTTGGTACTGCTAGCGTAGAGGCTTTAAAAATTGACAGCTCACAAAGAGTAGATATCCTATCAGGTAAATTACGAATAGCAGGTGCAGATGGTGATTCAGGTCAAGTTCTTACAACAGATGGATTAGGTAATATTTCTTGGACAACTATAGATAATACTCAATATGCCTTTGCAGGAATAGTCGTAAATGGATCAACTACAATATCTGCTAGTTCTACATCTGAAAATATAGAATTTGAGGCAGGATCTGGTATTGGAATATCAACTAATACTAGTTCTAGTCCTAAAAAAATAACAATATCAAATACAAATACTGCTGCTAATGCATTTTCAACATTTGCAGTAACTTCAGGATCTGGATCTGCTAGTGGATCAAATTTAGAGGCAGACGGAGAAACAGATACTTTAACTTTTATTGCAGGTTCAGGAATTACCCTTAGCGCAGATGCTAACAACGATCAAATCACAATAGCATCCACATCATCAGGTACAGGCACTCAAGATATATTTAAGAGTGTTTCTGCACCAAATCAGACTACTATTACAGCTGCTAGTACAACAGATACTTTAAGTTTAGACACAGCAAGTCCTTCAATTACTAGAGTTGAAAGAGATGGTAAGTTAGATATTATTACTGACTCAAGTGCTAGATCTGTTACTTTGAATGCCAAGATACCGATAACTCATAGTCATAGTGGTAAAATGCCATTAGTGCTTAGTGGAGGTTCAGGTAGTGGTGTTCCTTTAAAAAATCATTTTATACCTGTAACTACTACAGCATCAGTTAATGGTGGAGGTTCTACAGTAGCTATGAGTACAAGAGCTGTTGAAGTTTTGCAATCTGATGGATCAACACTATCTAGGATTGTAATGCCTCCGACTACAGACGGAAAGTCTTTGATTTTGACATCAACATTAGCAAATGGTAGCACAGAAACACAAGATATAAACATGGGTGAATAATGGCAGAAAAAGATCCAATAAGGCTGAATTATGATGGGGATGGTAATCCTGATGGTTTTGCTGAATTTCAATCAGCAGATTTTATAGGTTTATCTGATGGTGGTACAGGTGGATCTTACTCTTCTTTAGCAGATCTTAGAATTGGTCTAGGTTTACAGATTGGTTCTAATGTACAAGCATATGATGTTGATTTAACAACATTAGGAAATCTAGTACATTCAGATGGTTCGTTTATTGTATCAGATGGTACACAATGGATTGTTGAGTCAGGATCAACTGCAAGAGATAGTTTAGGTTTAGGTACAGGAGATAGCCCAACATTTACAGGTTTGACTACCTCAGGATCAGTTACAATTCAAGGCAATCTTGATGTTCAGGGAGAGTTTTTAAATACAACAGCAGAAGTCATTGTAGTTGATGATGCTTTCGTAAAACTTAACACAGGTAACAGCGAAGTTGATGCAGGTATTATTGTAGAAACTTCAGATACTGATGATGCAAGAATATTTTATGATGTATCTACAAATCGTTGGGTTTTAGGAGAGAATCAGTCATATGACGAAATAATAACAAGAACCTCTACAGATACACTTACAAACAAAACACTTAGTGGTGCATCTAACACATTTACTAATATTCCAAACTCTGCATTTAGTAATAGTTCTATAACAGTCACAGATGGATCTAACTCAACCGATGTTGCATTAGGTGGCACAGTCACATTTACAGGTGGCACAGGAATAACACTTACAGAAGGATCTGGGACTATTACAGGTTCAGTAGATTTTACTGAGTTTGATACGGACAGCATTACAGAAGGTTCTACTAATTTATATTATACAAATGCAAGAGCTGATGCCAGGATTACAGCAGCAAGTATCGCAGATCTAAGTGATGTAGGTTTTACAAGTTTAGCTAATGGAGATGTTTTAAGATATAACGGATCTTCTTGGGTAAATGATCCAATAGATTTAGCAACTGATACAGTTGGTGACTTTGTACAAAATTTAGTTGCAGGAACAGGTATATCTGTAAGCGCTACTTCAGGTGAGGCACAAACACCTACTGTAGCTGTCACAATGTCATCATTCGATACAGACGACCTATCAGAAGGCAGTACTAACCTTTATTACACAGATGCAAGGGTTAATAGTGCTTTTGATACTCGACTAGCTACAAAAGATACTGATAATTTATCAGAGGGTAGCACTAACTTATACTTCACAAATGAAAGAGTAGATGACAGAGTAGGTGCTTTGCTTATTGATTCCACAACAAGTGGTATCGATATATCATACGATGATACAAACAATCAATTAACTTTATCTGTTGATTTAACTGAAGTTGAAGATTCCCTTGAAGATATAGTAAATGGATTAGTCGTAGGTGGTACAGGTCTTTCCTCTACCTATGATGATACTGCTAACACTTTAACATTAGCTCTAGATTTTTCAGAATTTGATACAGGGGATATAACAGAAGGTTCTAATCTTTTCTATACAACTGCAAGGTTTGATTCTGCTTTCTCAGGTAAATCTACAAGTGATTTAAGCGAAGGAACAAATCTTTACTTTACTGACGAAAGAGTTGATGATAGAGTTGCAAACTTATTAACAGCAGGTTCTAACATAACCTTGACTTATGATGACACAAGTGGAACTCTTACTATCGCTGCTACTGAAGATGATTTATCAAATAATACAACTACAGATTTAGCAGAAGGTACAAATCTTTACCATACAACAGAAAGAGTACAAGATGTTGTTGGAGATCAATTAGTTACTAATGGTAGTCATACAGGAATATCTTTTACATACGATGACGCAAATGATGGTGCAATAGACGCAACTGTATCTCTATCAGGATTTAGTACAAGTGATTTATCAGAAGGAACGAACCTTTACTATACCGATACAAGGTTTGATACAAGATTAGCAACAAAAACAACTGACAATTTAACAGAAGGTTCAAGTAATCTTTATTACACAGATAGTAGAGCAAGAGCATCTGTTTCAGTCACAGACTCAGGTGGAGATGGATCACTAGCTTATAACTCATCAACAGGTGTTATAACTTATACAGGACCTAGCGCAAGTGAAGTTCAAGCACATTTATCAGCAGGCACAGGAATTTCTTACTCTTCAGGTGAATTTAGTATTGGGCAAGCAGTAGGAACTACTGACAATGTTCAATTTAATAATGTTCAAGTAGACGGAACTTTAACATCTGACGACATAACTTCTAGTGCAATAAGCATTGATGGTGATGCAACTATTACAGGAGATTTAACAGTTAGTGGAACTACTACTACAGTTAATTCAACTACAGTCACTATTGATGATCCACTAGTTAGATATGCTGATAATAACACAGGAAACTCTGCTGATTTTGGTTTTTATGGTAAGTATGTACAATCTTCTACAACAAAATATGGTGGTTTAGTTTGGGACGCATCACAATCTGACAAGTTTAGATTGTTTCATGGGTTGCAAAGTGAACCTACTACAACTGTAGACATAACCGGAACAGGTTATGCATTAGGTACATTATTAGCAAACATTGAAGGTGACTTAACCGGTGATGTTACAGGTACAGTATCTAGTATTGCTAACCACAGTACTTCAGATTTATCAGAAGGAACTAACCTTTATTACACTACAGCAAGATTTGACACAGCTTTTACAGGTAAATCTACCTCTGATCTATCAGAAGGTACAAACCTTTATTATACAGACGCTAGATTTGATACAAGATTAGGAACAAAAGATACTGGTGATTTAACCGAAGGAACAAACTTATATTATACAGATGCGAGAGCAGACGCTAGGATTGCTGCTGCTACAACAGATGATTTAACTGAAGGATCGACTAATTTATATTTCACAAATGAAAGAGTTGATGATCAAGTAAACGCTTTATTAACAGCAGGATCAAACATAACTTTAACTTATGACGACACAGCAGGAACACTTACTATTGCAGCAACTGAAGATAATCTATCAAATAATGATACAGATGATTTGTCTGAGGGTTCTACAAATCTTTACTTTACAAATGAAAGAGCGCAGGATGCTTTAGGTACTGCACTAACAATGGGTACACAAACTCTTATAACTGTAACTTATGATGACACAAATAATAATTTTGACTTTGTAGTAGATAATGATTTAGCTAATTACGATAATTCTACATCAGCATTTACTACACTATCAAGTTTTAGTGGTGGTACAAACATCAGCTTTAGCTCAGGCACAATAGCTTTCGATAATACTTCTGATCTAGATATGAATGGACAAAAAGTCCTATTTGCAAACATATATTCAAATGTAGGTGACTTACCAAGTGCATCAACTTATCATGGTATGTTTGCTCATGTTCACGCAACAGGCAGAGCCTACTATGCACATGCAGGTAATTGGGTTGAGTTAATTGGTGAAAATGAAATTGGATCTGGACTAACTTATTCTTCAGGATCTTTGACAGCAGATTTTACTCCGACTAGCACAGACACAATAACCAATAAAACAATAAATTTTGAAGATAACACTCCAATCATTGAATTTGCAGTTACAGTAGCGAATGTAAGTGGTAATAAATATCACTTAGATGGAGAAACTGCTGCAAGTATTCAATTAATACCTGGAATAACATACAGATTTGATCAAAGTGATGGTTCTAACGGAGGACATCCATTAGTACTATCTACAACTAAAGATGGTACTCATAATTCAGGATCTTCTTACACAACCAATGTCACAACAAACGGATCTCCAGGTTCTTCAGGCGCTTATACTCAAATAATTGTCAATGCAGCTACGCCTGACACACTTTATTATTATTGTTCTGCACACTCAGGAATGGGTGGAGATGCAGTAGTTTCTGTACAAGGAACATCACTATCTGCGAGTGACACAGACGATTTAACTGAAGGTTCTTCTAACTTATACTACACAGACGCAAGAGCTAGATCTTCAGTATCAGTCACAGATAGTGGTGGTGACGGATCACTATCCTATAACTCAAGCACAGGAGTAATTACATATACAGGTCCAAGTGCTTCAGAAGTACAAGCACATATAACAGCAGGGACTGGTGTAACAATATCTTCTGGAGAAGTTGCTATTGGACAGGCAGTAGGAACTACTTCTGATGTTACCTTCAATGATTTAACTGTATCTGGAGATTTGACTGTTAGTGGTACTACTACAACAGTAAATACTGAAACAATCAATCTTGCTGATAATATAATACTTCTAAACAGCAACGCTACAGGTAGTGCCTCAGAAAATGCAGGAATAGAAATAGAGCGTGGTAGTGATACTAATGTAACTTTAATTTGGGAAGAAACAGATAATAAATGGACTGTTGGCTCAGAAAGATTTGACGCAGGAAGTATCTACTCTACATTTACAGGAAACTTAACAGGTAATGTCACAGGAACAGTAAGCGATGTTTCTAATCACGATACAGATGATATTAGCGAAGGTTCTACAAATCTTTATTACACAAATGCTAGATTTGATACACAACTTGGAACAAAAGATACAGATAACCTAACAGAAGGTAGTACAAACTTATATTTCACAAATACAAGAGCTGATGCAAGAATATCAGCTGCAAGTGTCGGTGATTTATCAGATGTAGATATAACAACATCTGCACCTACAAGTGGTCAAGCTCTAGTATGGAACGCAACCAATAGTGAATTTGAACCTGGTGATGTCACTTCAAGTCTTACAGGTTTAAGTGATACAACAATAAGTTCTTTAGCTACAAACGAAATACTTGCTTACAATGGTTCAGCTTGGGTTAATACAGATACACCTATTTTTGGTTCAGGAACAAGATTATATGCTAGTGGTAGCAATACTTACTTTGGACCACATTTAGATTTTTATACAGATAGCGATAGTCCTGCTGCTGGTGGAACAGACATTGGTGGTGCAGGCGACACATTAGGAACAATAAACTTTTATGGTAATTCAACTGGTTCAGGTAATGGTGGTGACTTTAAGTATGCAACTATATCTGGTCGAATAGATGCTCTTGGTAGCAAAGGTGCTTTAGTAATAACTACAAGTTCATCTAATGTTGCAGAGTTTACTGATGATGGTATGCACTTACACGCAGGTAGAACTATTAAATTTGAAGGTAGTTCTTTAAATGGTTTTGAAACAAAATTAACAGTTGCTAATCCAACTGCTGACAGAACTGTCACATTTAAGAACGAGTCTGGAACAGTTGCATATACAGCTGATATACCTAGCTTTACAGATAGTCTTGCTGAAGGTGGAACTAACCTTTACTTTACTAACGCTAGAGCAGACGCAAGAATTGCTGCTGCCGATATAAACGATTTAAACGATGTATTATTTAGCGATCCAACATCAAGCGATGACGCAAAAGTTATATCTTATAGCGATACTTCTGGTGGTTTTGTTCTTTCATCACTCGCAGGATTGTCTGGATCTGGTGAAGTAAACACAGCTTCTAACGCCAATGTTGCTGGTATCGGAGTATTCAAACAAAAAACAGGAGAAGATCTTGAATTTAGAGGCATCAATGCAGGATCAGCAAAGATTACTGTTACAAACGACACAGCTAATGATGAAATAGATATTGACTTTGGTACAGTATCTATTGCAGATTTAAGCGATGTAATTACTACTTCTGTTTCAGATGGACAAGCACTAGTTTATAGTTCATCTAACTCAAGGTTTGAACCTGGAGATGTCACAGCTACATTAAGTGGTTTAACAGACACAACTATAACTTCTCCATCTAATGGTCAATTAATAAAATACAACGGCTCTGCATTCGTTAACTTTACTGCTGATACAGATGATATAGGAGAGGGATCTACAAATCTTTACTACACAGATGCTAGAGTCAATACAGCTTTTGATACAAGACTTGCTGCAAAAGATACAGATGACCTTAGTGAAGGAACAACAAATCTCTACTATACAGATTCAAGAGTCCAAACAAAGATAGATAGTTATGTAACAGGTGGTACAGGAGTATCAATATCTTCAGGTGCTATAAGTATCGGCCAGGCAGTAGCTACAACTTCTGATGTGACTTTTAATGACTTGACTGTAAGTGGAAACTTAACTGTTTCAGGGACTACCACTACTGTCAATACAGAAACAATAAACTTAGCTGATAATCAAATTGTTCTCAATTCTAATGCAACCGGTTCTGCTTCAGAAAATGGTGGTATTGAAATTGAGAGAGGTGACGATGCTAACAAAACTTTAATTTGGGACGAATCAATAGACAAGTGGACAGTTGGATCTGAAACTTTTGTTGCAGGAACATTTGAGGGTAATGCTACAGGTATTACCACAGGTGCAATTACAACTTTAACAGAAGATACATCTCCTGCTGAAACAGACTTAATAGTAGTTTACGATGGTAGTGCAGGTGCTTTGAAAAAAGTACAGAAATCAAACTTTGCTGCTAGTGCAACATTTAGTGTAAATGATGAAATGCCACTTACTTTAGCTGATGGTAGTTCTGATCCTATACAGTTTACAAATGTTGGAACATCAGCAACAGACCTTGATCTAACACTTGCAGATGGAACTGTTGATCCAATTAACATTACAGGAACTTCAAACTCTGCGACAACATTTAGAGATGGCGATACAGATACATTTGTTAGAGTAGAAAGTTCTAATTCTGATAATGATGAAATAGAAATGCACACAGCAGGTAGCGAAAGATTAAAAATAGATGCTACTGCTGCTGATTTCTCTGTACCTGTCAAATTACCTAACCTCACAACAACTCAAAGAGATGCTCTTACAGGTATGACAGGTGGGGAACAAATATTTAATACCACTACCTCGAAAGTAAATGTATATGATGGTAGTAGCTGGATCGAAGTTGGTGGTGGTAGTTCAGGTCTAGCAAACTACTTTATATTAGGAGATTAATATGGCTGAAAGTTATAAGTCTGTCAATGCTGATTTAGGAACAACTGCTGATACATCGATTTATCAATGTCCAGCAAGCACAACTGCTGTTGTTTTACTATGTCAAATAGCAAATGTTGATGGCGCAAATGCTGTAAATGTTTATGTAGATTATTACGATAGTTCTACAACAACTGCTAAAGCATTAGCTCATACAATATCTGTTCCTGCTGATTCAAGTTTTAATCCTATCGGTGGCAAGCTCGTTTTAGAAGCTGGCGATCAAATTAGAGCTTGGGCAGGTGCAGCTTCAGATGCAGAAATAGTTGTTTCAGTAGTCGAGATTACATAAGGATAAATATGAGTAGAGGTGGATTTTTAGGTAAATTTCCTACAGGATATTTAAGTAGCACAGCTACAGCTTCAGCTCGTTTTGAAACAAATGAGCAAATGATGTTAAATGAATCAGGATTTTATGCTGTTCCTATTGGAACACAAGAGAGTGCAGCTGCTAATTCTGCTGCTGAAATATTGACACTTGATCCTACTCGTTCTAGTGGAACATATTGGCTAAAAGATTCACAGGGAACAACTTTCCAAGCATATTGCGATATGACAACAAATGGTGGTGGGTGGCAAATGTTTGCAGCAGCGCATAGTGGTACAACTTCTTTTGGACAATGGAACACTACTGTAAGTTGGTATGATGACGCAAATAGCAGACCTTTAGATTATTCTGTTGGAACATTTGATACTTCTGGTGCAATACCTACTACGAATGGTGGTACATATTGGAGAAATATTAAATTTGATCTAGCAGGAGATGGAACAGTAGGTAGTGTGACAAAGATTATGTGGGTGACAAACTCTGGAGATTGGTTTGCTGCTAGTTTAGACAGAATAGACTTAGGACAAAATGGTGCAATAACAAATGATTCAAATTTTGCTACAAGTATTAGTGGTGCTACAGGATATTATGTTATGTTTAGAAGCGCTAGCCAAGCAGAAGATCCATGGATCAATGTAAGCACAGATGCCACACCAGCACACGGAAGCACTACTGGTTCTGGCGAATATATGTTTCACGGAGATAATTACAATTCAACAACACATAAGGCTTGGTTAGCTAGTAGAGGGGGTGCAAGAATATATGTCAAATGATCCTCATACAGGAGTAGAAGGAGATGAATGTTGCTGTTCAAATTGCGAATGTGGTGCAAACTAATGGAAGTATTTATATCATTTTTAGCAGGTTTTGGTCTAGGTTGGGCTAGTGTATGGACTATTTTTACTTTAGGTGAGTTAAAAGCCATAGATCAGGAAAGTTTAGAATATAATAATGTTGGTGGGAAAACGCTTAGTGAAATAGTAAACGCAAAGCTCGACTCAGAGAAATTTAAGGAAAGTAATTAATTATGGCTGATAGACAACAACTAATTAGAGTAGCTATGACAGGATCTGATAGTACAGGTCTAAAAGAATTTCAAGATGGTCATGTTGATGGTGGTCCACTAATACCTGCATATACAGAAGTGCAAAGAGATGCAATAACTACTGCTACTGAAGGTATGGTTATATACAATACTGATGATGATCGTTTAGAAGTAAGAACTTCAAGTGCTTGGTTACAATTAGATATTGGTGATGTCACAGGTGTGACAACAAGTACAACTTCAGGTATATCAGGTGGTGCAACATCAGGTGCAGTTGACATAGCTTTAGATGCTACAAGACTTGCAGATGGAACATCTGTAGATGTAGATGAAGATAATGATCTGGTTATCTTATATGATAATTCAGATACAACAATGAAGAAAATTAATCCGGTTCAACTCTTTACTAATGAGGCGTTGGTCTGGATGGGATTATAGGAGAATAAATGGCAGTATATAATGCAGCAGAGTTAGCAGAGGTCACAGCATTAGGAACATCTGAAACACAAGTTTTCAGCAATTCTAATAAATGTATCATAAAGCAAATAATGTTGTCGAACTATACAGCAACTGACAGAACAGTAGAAATCAAAGTTATTCCTTCAGGGGACACAACAGGAGATCAACATATCGTATTTGGCGATATTACTGTTTCGGCTAATACAACCTCAGTCATTGACTTGGCTATGGTTATACCGGCATCTGCTTCAGTCGCTGCAAAATGTTCAGCAGCAACTTCAGTCAATATACATGTTTCTGGTGTAGAGGTAAGCTAATGCCTGAAATACAAATACCTGAGCCAATTTTTTTGGACAGACTAGGTGGTGATGAAATATATGGGTTTGGTCAAGATGGTGATGTCACATTAGCATCTAATACAACTCTTGCTAGAGATATGTATTACAACGACCTTACAATAAACTCTGGTGTTACATTAGATACTAATGGTTATCGTGTATTTGTTAGAGGAACTTTAACATTTACAGACTCAACTTCTAAAATTGGTAGATATTCAAACAAAACAAATACTGGAACATTAAAAGGTGGATTTGGTAAAGGTATAGACGCTACAGACACTCTAGGTGGTAGATCTTCAGAACAAACAGATGAAGAACACGCAGGTAATACTTTTTTTGATGGTGAATCTGATTTCTTTAATCTATCAGTTGCTTTAGCAGGACAAAAGTTTGATCAAGCTACAAGCTCTTTTAAATTTTTAAGTGGTGGATCTGGTGGAACTGAAGGAACAATTACAGCAAATGCAACCTCAGGAACTGATGGATCTGACACTAACTGGGCTAATTATCAAACAGTTGGTGCAGGAGGTGGTCGAGGCGCAGATGGTAATGCTGCGACAGCAGGCACAGGCGCAGTAGGTGGTGGAGTGGTCTTAGTTGTAGCAAAAACAATTTCAGGTGACGGAACAATTAGAGCTGACGCAGATGATTCAACAGCTAGTTCTGATGGAACAGATGGCGCACCAGCGCCAGACGCACAAACACCTGGAAATAATTATTCTTATCCTGGTAATACAAACCCTACTAATTATGGATCAAACTCAGGTGCAAACTATGGATCAAATCCAACAAATTATGGATCTAATCCTACTAACTATGGATCAAATCCAACAAATTATGGATCTAATCCATCTTCATCTCATACACATTACCATTGGCATCCAGGACCACCGATAAACAACTTTGCTGGTGGTTTTTACCATTACCATTATGCACACACACATCCTGGTAATCAATATTCATATCCAGGTAATACAAATACACATCCTGGTAATAATTATTCATATCCAGGTAATAACTATTCTTATGGATATTCTTATGGATATTCTTATGGTGGAAATACTAACGCAACTAACTATGCTGCTAACCCAACAAACTATCACCCAGGTGGTGCAGGGGGAACTAAAGGAACTGCATCAACAGCTTTTAATGCTGGTGGTGGCGCATTAATTTTAATTACAGGAACAAAACCATTGCCAAGTGGTTTAACATTGGCAGCAGCGGCAGGAACAGGTGGATCTGGAACTGCTACAGCAGGATCTGTTGTGACAGTATACAATATCGCAGCAACAGACACGGATCCGGGGGCTTAATATGGGCAGAAGATATTATAGAAGAAATATAAGAGAGGTCGGAGAGCCAGAGATAGATTATACCGAATTTGATGTTATTCCTGATTCTATTTATGGATCTGGTATGGATGGAAATGTACAAATAAGTTCTAATACATCTTTAACAAGAGATATGCACTATAACAATTTGACAATAGATCCAGGAATTGCATTAGACACAGCAGGATATAGAGTTTTTGTAAGAAATACATTAGCTATGGCAGCTACTTCCACTAACCAATCAGATACAACAATAGGAAGAATTGGTGGTGTTTCTACATCAGGAACTCTTAGAGGTGGCGCGAGTGCAGCAGTCACAAACTCTCTTGGTGGAAATGGTAATGGATATACAGCTACAGCGCCTACAGTAGGTGCAGAATACTTTAATCATCCGGATATAGCAGTTGGAGGAGTAATTGTACATGGTGGTCAAACAACTCCTGTCGCATTACAAGGTGGTGCAGGAGATAGCGTAAGTCATGGTGGAGGAATTGTAGTTTTATGTGCTAGAAAAATACAAGGATATGGAACTATTAAGGCTACAGGAGAAACCACAACAGGTGGTGGAGTAATTTTTATAATTTCTCAGGATATACCATTAACAGGTGTGTTGACAGATGTCACAGGATATGCTGACGGAACAGTCAAAACATTTAAGGTATAATAATGTCTACTGTCAGAGTTTATTACAGTAGAGAAGATCAAGACTACGACAATTATACTCTTTGGTATATGCCTGGTAGACACATGGGCGATCCAAATTTGCTATTCCCAGAAAATACTTATGAAGATTTTTATCACGAAGCACCAAGATCTGAAATTGAATTTACCTCTGAAGGTAGTTTTGGTTATGCAGACATTGATCTAAATGGGGCAAAATATTGTGATTTTTTTATTCGTAGAAAAGATTTTTTGACTAATTACAATGCAGAAGATTGCGAGGGAAATACTGTTCCTTGTGGTGCTGTTTGTGGTTTATGTTTAGAATCTGGATATAAATTCACCTTAACTGAAAATATGTATGATGTAGTTTATGTTAAAGAAGATAAACCATATCTATACAGAGATACTTTTTTTCAAGGAATAGTAGCTCAAAAAATAACACCTATTGGCAATAATTCAAATAATGTATCTGATGATCTTTTACATGATACTGTAGAACATGGTGAACAGGGTGAAGATCTTTTATGGTCGCATTATAAAATATTCAATACTTACAAAAATTCAACTACAATAGAAATACCACAAAGTGTTCAAGATAATGTTGCGACAATGATGACATTAGATATGGACTCAACCATGAGTTATTTAATGCTATACTTATGTGGTAAAACTTACACTATAGGAGAAGATATGCAATTATCAATAGACGCAGATGCTTTAGCAGTAGAAAAAGCTGACGCACTACAAATGATCGACAAAGCTATTGCTAACAGTCTTTATAAGTTAGGAGAAGTACCAGCAGACTTTGATGAAGATGCTTTTCTCGCTGACACAGCAACTTACAAAGCTGGAAAGTCTGAAGTTTTAGGACCAACTGTAGATTATTTAAAAGAATTACTTACAACCAGACCTAATTTAGTATAAAGCAATAAGGGAGGAATTATGAGAAAGGTATATTTTGTACCTAAAAATCATAATATAGATGACTATAAACATGAATGGTTTGGAAAATTCCAAGAAATACATCACGGCTTATCAGATAACAATCAAAAGTATGTCATTAATGAAAATGAGGCACATGCTTTTAAAATACCAGAATTTCAAGAAATATATACTCCACAAACCTGTTCTGATACAGATTATTTAATTTACCGACTTGTAGACGATTTTGGTATTTTTGAAACAGATCCAACATTTGTTTTAGAAGTATGGGAAAAAGATTACGAAAATCCTAAAGCAGATAGTAACAAAGTAGAATCTCACAATTTAAACTTTAACAAAAGATTAGAAATTTACGAAACAGAACATATCAGACTAAATGTTGGTTGGTATAACTTGCGTTTTACTAAGAATGGTGAATTATTTAAAGAAGCAGAATTATCAGTATTCCATAGCGATCAAGAAGAAGAATAATGGTTTTAGAAAAACTTTGGAGGGAAGTTGAATACAAGGAAATAGTACCTGGTGTTATTTCTTGGGAAAATTGTTTAGAAGTTCCTGATGGTGTAGTAGATATTATGAACTCAGAAGTAGATAGATGGAAAGATATTGTAATAAAAAATAATGATTTTGATAGAGGTGGTAATTATGAAACTGTTAGAAATGCAAATGGTCCTATAAGATTTGATCCAGAAACAGAATTTCGTGAAAAAGAAAGTGTAGAATTTTTTTTTCAAGTTCAAAGAAATACATTAGATAAAATTAATAAATATTGTGAAATATATCCTGATGTAAAGGATGAAATACATTGGATGGAACAGTATCAATACATCACTTATAAACCACCTAAGCACATGAATTATCATGGCGATAATAGATCAACAAGAAATCCTGAAACAGGTAGATTTTGGAACGCACCTTTTTTAAGGAGGATTACTTGTTTGACATATTTGACAGATGATCATAAAGGTGGCGCTTTAGATTTTCGTTATTTTGATAGTCCTTCTTATAAACCACCAGCAGGAAGTCTTGTTATAATGCCTAGTGCATTTGTATTTTCTCACTCTACAACACCTTTATTAGATGGTAGGAAATCAGCTTTTCTAGTTGCATGTTCAAGTGGATTTGATATAGATTCATTTCTAGATGGTGTGCCAGCAGAAAATTTAACAAGGAGGCAAATATTATGAAACAAGTTATGGGTTGTGTTGAGATATATGATGATTTTTTAACAGAAGATCAGGCAAAAAAGATTATAGACGCAATAGAAAACATAGACAAAGATCCTGATTTTAAAATGAGTTTTGAAGATGCAGGAATTGGAAAAGGTCACAAAGGTGGGAATATTAGAACAAATCAATTATTCCCAATAAGTAAAAATGCTAATTTACCAGGTGAAGCACGAATAGTTAGGGACGCTATAAAAGATGGTAAAGATAATTACATAAGAGATCTTAAAAATATACAGGAATTATTAGCTAATAAATTACAGATCTATGTAAAGCAGTATTGTGATAAGTATGAAGTAAATATTCACTTTGATGAGGGTTATACACTTTTAAGGTATCAAGGTGGTCAGGAATATAAAGCTCATTGTGATTATGCACCTCACAATCCTAGACATTTATCGGCTTTAATACTTTTAAATCCAACTGAATACAAGGGTGGTGGAACTTATTTTAGTCACTTTGACGAAATGGTTAAACCAGATAAACCTGCTTTAGTTTTGTTTCCTAGTAATTACGCTTATTCACATAAGGCAATGCCTGTTTTAGAGGGTACTAAGTACGCTATAGTTACATGGTTAGGTCACCAAATAGACTTTGATGGATTACCACCAATGTATATCCCAGAAGGTGTAAATATTAGTTTTTAGGTAGTAGGATATAAACATGGCACAATCACACACTTTTAGAAATGGAATAGTAATTAATATTGATGAAACAGATAAATCTGAATATCGTAAGGCATCAACACTAGGTCATATAAATCCTTCACTAGAGTTTTATCTAGTTGATAACGGAACTAACTTTACAAAAGCTGTAATTGTAGGTGCAGGATGTGGTGTAGCAACAGGAATATTAGAAGGAGATGGTGTTGAAACAGTAAATATAGAACCCAACTCTGATCGCTATGCAATATTAGATGCAAACTATAATGCTGCTGAAAACTACAACAAAGCATGCTCTGATGAAAATGGAACAGGTACTATGTATTTCTTTGAAGACAATAAATCAGGTGGCATACTAGATATGGTGTTTGGAGATTCTTCACAGGCTGTAGATGTAATAACTGTTGATAGCTTAAATTTATCTGATATAGATCTAATGATAGTTTATGCAAATGGCAAAGAATATGATGTTCTTGTAGGTGCAGAAACTACATTGTCTAATAATGCAGGAACAAAAGTAGTTATGGATTGGAAACCAGATCAGATCTTGAATATAAATACTGTAATAACTTATTTAAAAGAAAACTTTAATTCTATAAAAATTATCCATTGGGAAGATGGAGATGAAATAACATATAAAACAATGGTCACAGACAAACCTGAAGAACACTTAAGAGCTGTGATGTCAGCTACTTTGTTGTTAGAATGACAGGTAGATGATGGGGAAAAAGTACAACAGATTTTTAGAAGAAAAGAAACATAAATTAGAATTTGATACTATTAAATTTTTAACAAAAAAACCTGAGTATATCGATCTAGCACCTCCTCGACCTGCTAAAGAGTTTATACCTGCGTGGTATAAAAACTTACAGCGTGAGTGGACAGAAATGCGTGATGGAGAACATGGCGAGGGTAAAGATGACAGTTGGAATACAGTTCCTTATAAAGATAATTCTTTAAAAAAGTGTCCAACAGTAAAAGATATAATGCACGAGGGATATATTATTCCGTTGTGGTTAGATCTTAAAATACATCATGATAAAAGTACAGGTTTAAATTGGTATAACAAACACGCATTTGAAGAAACAATAACTTTTCATGACTCTAGGGCAATAGGTAGTATGCCTATGATGGATCATACATTTTATACAGCTTTAAAATTTGATAATCCGTGGGATATTATTACTCCACCTGGTTGGTCAGTTATGATTATGGATCCGTGGTATCACAGAAATTTAGATATAGAAGTTTTACCATCTATTGTAGAAACAGATAGTTATCATCAAATGAATATACCATTTTTATATCATGGTACAGGCGAAAAAATATTTAGACAAGGCATGCCTTTGGTACAGGTTATTCCATTTAAAAGAGAAACTTTACCAAAAATACAAGTCGCAGAAATGGATCAGCTTGATGAAAAGTATTATAATAAGGTTAGGGCTGCCGAAAGAACTAGGCAAAATGGTTTTTATAGATGGTTAACACAACAAAATAAACGAATATGGAAACAAGAAGGAGTAATTGATGAGTAAATGTCCAATAAAAATACCTGATTATGGCAAAATATGGAGTAAACCACTTAGAGAAAGTAATAGAAATTTACCTACAGTTGCTTTTACGATACCCAAACCTTTAGCTAATTCACCTGGAAAAGAAATTGAGGACACTAGTTCAATACCGATTATAAATTATGGTCAGCCAAGAAAATTTGTAAAAGCACCAAATGGTTGTGTTTCTACACAATATATGCGAAATCGTATGTATGAAATGTATTTTCCTTTTAGTTATGTAAAAGTTAATTTGTCAAAAAATCAATTTGCTGATGAAATAGATAGGTTTAACGGCTACAGTATGTCTGCGAACTATCATGGTGCAGTTAAACATCATGGACCATTTAAAGAAATTATACTTGAAGAAAAAGAAGCGTGGGCTAGTCCTGATAAACCTGTTATGCAGATAACTATGCCTTTTATGTTTTTTACTGATGATCCAGATGTTTGGTTAGATGTTATTCCATCAGATAGAAATTCAGGTAAAAATTTACCTATATCATTAGTACCTGGTTTTATGCCTATATACGGATGGTCAAGAGGATTGTCTTGGGCTTTTGAGTGGACTGATCTTAGTCAAGATACTTTAGAACTTAATCATGACACAGTTATGTTTAATTTACTATTTTCAAAGCCTGTGAAGGTAGAATGGGTAGAGTGGAACGAAACATTTAGCGAAAGATGGAATATGATTGTAGGATCAGCAGTAAATAGGCGAGATACTAATACTTTATATCCAGACGCTTTAGAAAGACGACCTAAAAAGTTATTGAAAGGTAAATCATGGAGAAAGAAGTAAAATTAGTTAAGGATCTATTCGATCATCATACATTTAATACATTAAAATCTTTATTGCATTACAAATATAAAGAATTTCCATATTTTAAAGAATTTGGTAGATATGAAATAGCTGATCGTGATTTACCAGAATTAAAAGAATACACAGAGCCAATGGTAGATAAAGCAAGAGAAATATTTAACTCTGATACATTAGAATACACATACTCTTTGCTAGCTCATTATGAGGGACCTGAGGCGAAGTTGTTTAAGCACACAGACACTAATGCTTGTACATATACATTAGATGTTTGTTTATATCAAAATGTTCAATGGCCATTAATAATCGAAGATGTTGAATATAAATTAGAGGAAAATGAAGCTCTAGCTTTTTATGGGGAAGATCAGGAACATTGGCGACCTGAATTTCCAAATCCTGATTGGAATAATGTTGGTATGATTTTCTTGCATTTTGCAGAGCCAGATCATTGGTTTTTTAAAAAGAAAATATGAAATTTATAAAAGAAAAAAATATGCGTTTTTCTACAATGGACGCACCACTTGTAGAATTAGCACCACCTGTACCAGCAGGTCAAATGATACCAGAGTGGTTTACAAAGCTAAGTTTAGATGTTCCTAGACTTGATACTCAACCTTTTCCTAAAATGGGTTCAATGTTAAGAGATTATAGTTCTCATAGTATTAAAAAATGTCCAGCAGTTGTTGATTACTTTACAGAGGGTTTCATAATTCCATTTTGGTATGATATGTTAGTTCAAAGGCAAGGAGATGTATTTCATTTTGAAACTAACCAAATAAATTCTAATAGTAGTCATTTAGAATTTCATAATTTTGATCAATTACCTACATATCCTTTTGCCGAAACAGATTACAAAAAACCTGTAAAATTTACAAGTCCGTGGTTTTTTTGGACACCTCCAGGTTGGTCAACTTTATTCTTAGCACCACAGATGCATCCTAATAAAGACTTTACTTTGATACCTGGCATCGTGGAAACTGACACATTCCATCAAGTTAACTTTCCTAGCATATGGCATAGTGAGGGTGACACTATATTAAAAAGAGGTGATCCATTTTTGCATGTTATACCATTTAAAAGAGAAAAAATTGGACTTGATGTAACAGAATTTGAACAAAAAGATCATAAAGCAATAAATGATGAATCTTTCAAATTAAGAAGTAAATTTACTGGTGGATATAGAGATATGACAAGACGGAACAAGAAATAAGGTAATATGTATCTATGAAAGTTTGGATAGATCAAGATTTATGTACAGGTGACGGATTATGTGCTGAAATATGCCCTGAAGTCTTTGCTATGAAAAATGATGGACTTGCTTATGTGAAAGAGGGCGATAAGGTATTTTCTTACGCAGATGGCAATTCTCAAGGATCAGAGGGACAAGCAGAAGTTCCTAAAGGTAAAGAAGATCTTGTTGTTGAGGCAGCTGAAGAATGCCCTGGAGAATGTATTTTTATAGTACCATAAAGTATTATGGTTAATAATTACAATTTAGAATGGGAACTTCTTAAAAAAAGTAGAATAACAGACAGAACTCCAAAAACTATTGATCAAAAATCTGTCACTCATGTATATGATTTAAATGATTGTGTATGTGGTTGTAGAGAAAATAATATCTCTTAAAAGATAGATTCTGTCACTTTTCGTGTATATAATAATGTTATAATTATTGTATTAATTTATGAAAGGAATGGTTATGGCTGAAAATCAACAGCAGCAGTTAACTCCTGAACAAACAGCAGATCTAGTTAATAAAACAATGGCAGAGAATAAAACATTCAGAGCTATGTTGGCTGATACTGCTGAAAAAATTGCGAACTTAGAACTTAGAAATTCTGAACTTAAAGTTCAAAATCAAAGTTTACAACAGGTACTTACAAGCATATCAGGGCAAAAAGTAGAAACTCAAGAAGAAGAATAAATTGTCTAGTTTACAAGAGTATGCACAGCAGGGTAAAAAACCTGGAACAATCCCTTGGAGAGAACAATCAGAGTCTAACAGGGCTGCATGGATAGAGGCATGTCAAGGGGTAAAAGATGGTGTACCGGCACTTCGTGCTGCTAAGTGGTTATCTGAAAAAAAAGGATGTCCACTAATGATTGACACTATCCGTACACAACTTAAAAATACAATGGATCGCTATGTCAAGTCTTGATGAATATAACAAGAATCAATCTGATCTAGAGAGTAAAAAGAAAAAGTCTGATAATCATCACCCTAAAGGATGGGAACCAAGCTATAAGCTAAAAGGTAATAAGGGTGAAATAATATCAGAGCCTCAGACTAGGAATGACATCAACATATATGATGATATTCTTACTCAATTAGAGTTAGATCCTCAAAAATATGAAGTCATAGAGCCGGTAGAGGTAAGGTCATGGGATAGTCCGACTGATGGAGGAACAAGGCTTTTTTACTATAAAGCCAAAATACAATCTAGAACAAAGATTAATGAAGATGATCCTGACTATGATCTACTACTGAAAGAAGTTAAAAAAGCTAAAAAACCAAAACTTCCTAAAGTAGATAAAGATGATTCAATAGTCTTTTGTTGGTCAGATTGGCAATTAGGAAAACCAGATGGAGATGGTACAGTAGCAATAGTTGAAAGACTTAACCAAATGATTCCTGATTTCGTAGATCATGTACAAAAGCTAAGGAAAAATGGAAAGAAAATTAAGAATCTTTATGTCATATCCTTAGGTGATATTATCGAAAACTGTAATGGGCATTACGACACACAAACTTTTGGAGTTCAGCTCAATCTTAGGGACCAGGTTAAGGTAGCTCGTAGAATTATGGTAAAAGCTCTAACTGAGTGGTCGCCATTGTTTGATAATGTTGTCGTCTGCGCAATAGCCGGAAATCACGGAGAAAATCGTAATAACGGAAAATCTTATACTGATTTTGCAGATAACCATGATGTAGCAATAGTTGAACAAGTACAAGAAATAGTTGGACAAAATAAAAAAGCATTCGGTCATGTTAGTTTTTACATACCTAACAGCGAATTATCTGCAACTGTTGATGTATCAGGTAAAGTTATTGGGTTTGCTCATGGTCATCAATTTAGATCTGGAGTTTCAATTAAAACAGGTAGATATGCTTTTGATAAAGGAATTAAGTGGTTTGCAGGTCAATGTATGGGCAAACAACCGATAGGGGATAGCGATATGGTCGTTACAGGTCACTTTCATCACTATTTTTGCATTTCTAATCATGGTAGATGGTTTATGCAGGCACCTTCTATTGATGGTGGATCAGAGTGGTATAAAGATATATCAGGAGATTGGTCGCCACCTGCACAGGTTAGTTTTACTGTATCTTCAGAACAAAAGATGTATTTTTGGGATAATCTAAAATTTTTCCCATATAATTGTTAAATACCTAAAACAAGATACTACTCATCTAAAATGGTCTAGATATGATATTAGAGGTAATCCGATTCAGTTCTGAAGCAGATTCTACAAGTGGTTTGCTTTTTGATACTACAGATAATAAACGAAAATTTCTTTGCTATACAGTCGAAGATGAATTTAGAGATGTCAAAGTAAAACATGAAACAAGAATACCTGCCGGTATTTATGAACTAACACTTCGTACTGAAGGTGGTTTTCACTCACGCTACCTACAAAGGTATGGTGCTGATTGGCATAAAGGAATGATTTATGTTAATGATGTGCCTAATTTCGAGTGGATCCTTTGGCACACAGGAAATGACGATTCAAGCACTAGCGGCTGTCTAATTTTAGGAAATTCACAAACTAGCAATAAAGTGAAACCTGACGGATTTGTCGGCTCAAGTCGTGATGCGTACACCGATGTCTATCCGATTGTGAGAGATGCTATCTTATCAGGTGAAAAAGTAATAGTAAAATATATTGATTTTGATTACATAGAAGGGCAAGATTTTAAAACTATTTCAGGATCTGATCCTGTATATTCAAAAAGCCCTGTAGAAGAAAAAAAAGAAACAGAAGTATACGATTTTTCAAAAGATTTTCCTCAATGGCCTAATACATACTTCAAGGTACAAGTACCTATGATGAAATCAGAAGAACTAAAAGCATGGCAAATAGCTGTTGGTTTAAGTCCTGATGGTTGGTATGGAAATGGATCAAGGAAAAAGGTACTCGAACTTCAAGAAGAGTTTGGGCTACAACAAGATGGTGTTTTAGGTAAAAAGACCTGGGACATTTCTTTTGCAAAAGAAAGTTAGGAGATTTTCAATGGAATGGTTATTAACAGACGCTTTTAAAGTGTCCTTAGTAAGAGCAGTTAGAACAGGTTTGCAAGCAGGCTTTGGTGTTATAGTTGCAGCACAAAGTGGTTGGCTAGATATGTCAGTCATGGAAGGCGCAGTAGTAGCAGCAGGTGCAGCATTCTTTTCAGCATTACAAAATGTATTAGAAGAGGCACCTTTCAAATTTATGTCTAACATTCCTAAGGGATAAGTATTTCGGAAACGAAATAATTGGTGCGCAATAAAGATTGAGGGGGTTTACGCCCCCTCTATCATTCATGAGGTAAAATGTATTATTATAAAATAGAAGTATTAAGAGTAGTAGATGGAGATACAGTAGATGTTAGAATTGATTTGGGTTTTAATGTGTGGCATAAATGTCGTGTACGACTCGTGGGCATTAATGCGCCAGAATCACGAACAAGAGATCTTGAAGAGAAAAAACGAGGGTTGGCTGCGAAAAAGTGGCTTATTGATCGATTAGAAGATCAAGATGTAGAAATGAAGTCATATGGATCTGGAAAGTATGGTCGTATACTTGGTGAGCTATATATCGAAGAAATAAACATAAATAAAGAGATGGTTTCTAAAGGTCATGCCGTAGAATATGATGGTGGGAAGAGGTAGGAAGTAATGAGAGAATGCTTCGTAAATTCAATACCTTAGCTCGTATATTAATAGTCTTTCTGCTTGTATATCCATTTCCTATTGCTATGGCTTATCATGTCGATACACAAACACCTTATGATACTAATGCTAGTAATGATGTTAACGCAGGTACATTTACTATTGGTATACTAGGTTCTGATGGTGCAGAAGCTAGTCCACCAGAAAGCTATACAATCTTTTTTAGTACAAGTAGTGGTATAACAGAAACAAATAGCTTTTGTGTTACTACCTCTTTTGGACATCAAGATAATACTTGGCAGTATTACGCATTTAGTCTTGATAATTTAAAGTATTACTTTAATGATCCTGCTGGAAATAATATTTATTATAGAGTTAGAGCAAATAACATAACTGATTACAGTTTTTCTGAACTTTCTACTGAAAAGTCTTGGAATCTTTATGCAGGTCCTCCTTTTGAATTTAATCAAACAGATTGGTCTGCACCTACAGGAACAGACGCTTGTGATGATCCTAAGATACTTGATGGCATAGGTGATCCGACTAATACAACAGCTACAAATTCTTCTGGAGATGTAGCCATAAGTTGGACTGCACCAAATATAAACTATGAATATGATCCAGAGAGATATGCGATAGCTTTTAGTGATGACAACTTTGTGGGTACTAACTATGCAGTTGCAACAGGTAATGTTGGCGATAGTAACGCTTTAAATACATCATATACCTTTACACAAACTTATTTATCAGCAGTTTTTACTGATTGGGGAGTAGGTAGTACTCTTTATGTAAAGATAAGGTCTGATAACGATACAAGTGCTAGATATTCTAATTGGTCTAATGTAGCTAGCTATACAGTCCCACCTCCACCTACACCAGATGACGCTACAAGTGTATCAGTAAACTATAGTGGCGAAGATGTAATGTTTAGCTGGGAATACACAGATGGTAGTGTAGACGCACACTCTTTTCATATAAATTACAGTTATGACAATTTAACTTGGACAAGAGTAATTATTACTGATACAGCATTAAGAGAATACGATCTAGATAAATCGAATATACAAACAGGTACATTTTATTGGGTGTTTAGTGTGTGTGGAGATTTAGATAATGGAGAATCTTGTACTGATAGTGATAGTAATAATTTTCAAACAACACAATGGGTAGCAACTCTTGGACCACCTATGAATCCTGTAGTATCACAAACTTATAATGTTGGTGTAGTTGTAGATTGGGACGCACCTAATACAGGTAATCAAACTGCTGATACTTATGAGCTTTACTTTAGAACAAGTGCTGAGAACGAAACAGTTGTCTATAACATTTCAGAAACAGAGTACACTATACCTTATGCAAGCATTCCTAATGGAGAATATACTTTTAGCATTCGAGCCTTTTCTTCTACTAACAATGTTTATAGTGGCTACAGTACTGAACCGACACTAACAGTATTTAATCAAAAAGCACAAGATGACGCTGACGCACAAGCCGAAGCAGATAGAAAGCAAAAAGAATACGAAGCTCAATTAGCTTATGAAGCTGAACAAGAGCGTTTGGCTCAAGAAGAAGAAGATCGTAAAGCTCAAGAGGCTTATGAAGCTGAGTTAGCCCGTATTGCTGAAGAAGAGCGCATAGCCGAGGAAGAGCGTATTGCTCAAGAAAAAGCTGAAGAAGAAGAGCGTCTTCGTTTAGAAGAGGAGGAAAGACTTCGTTTAGCAGAAGAAGCTCGTATTCAGAAAGAACTTGAAGAAGAACAAGCTCGTATTCAGAAAGAAATTCAAGATTCACTTACAGATTTCAACACAACTGATGATGGAGAAGATTTAACTGATGAGGAACAAAAATCATTAGACGACTTAGTAAATACTATAATAGAATTAAAAGACACATTAGAGGTTATTGAATATGAAGAAGAAGTATTTGAGTTGGAAGAAATTGTTATTGTTACTCCTAGTACCACGACTACTACTACAACAACGATCCCAATTAAAGAAGATTTTGCTGATGAAGAAACCGAACTTGACGAAGTGGAGATTGACTCACTACCTAGTGAGGAGGGAGATCCAGAGGTACAACTCACAGACGAAGAAGTAGCTGTTATTGTCGAAGAAACAGAAAATGCAGTTAAAGAAATAGTTGTTATTGAAATAGTAGAAGAAGAACCTGTTGAAACTGAAGGTTTATCTGAAGAAGAAGTTGTTGCAGCCGAAGAAAAAGCTCAAGAAGTTTATGAAGCCAAAGTTGCTGAAGTCGTTAAAGAACTACCTACTGAGAAAAAAGTAGAGGTTGTCAAAGAGGTAGCTAAAGCAAATGTTCAGAACTTAGGTAACGCAAGCAAAGAAACTAAAGCTGTTGTTAAAGCTGTTGTCCAGGAAGTTACCAAAGTTGAAACTGTAGCTCAGTTGTCTACTGAGGAAAAGAAAGAAGTTGGTAAAGTTCTTGGATTTACAGATCAGGAAACTGCTGCTGAGGATGTAGAAAAAATTGCTGAATCAGCTGCAAAAGAAGTAAATATACAAGAAGCAGTTAACGAATATGTTGATAGAGCTATAGCAAACAAAGATGTTGAAAACTATACATTAGCTGATGTTGTTACAGAAGTCCAAGTAGAGGCGTTCTTGGAAAATCCATTAGGTGAACTTGTGTCTGTTAATATAGACATAAGAGAGATGGATCTGGGGGAGTTGGGCGCTGATATGACTAGCGACCAAAAAGAGAAAGCACAAGAAGTGGTCGTTCCTGTCATTATTGCTTCGCAGATAATTGCGCAAGCAGGTGCTTTGATTAGGAGATTTTAATGATCAAAAAAGTTTTTAAGTTTTTTTACGATGTATTGGGTATGCCATATTACTTTATGCTAAAAGCAGTAAAGGGTTCTTTAATATCCCTCAAATGGTCTTATAGACAATTTATTAGGTTTATTAAAAAGATTCCTTCTATTTTAAAAGTATTAAGTAAATGGTCTATCGATGCAATAAAGGAGTCTATTGCGCAGGTGTTTACTTTGCTTGGTTTTTTCATCGCATGGTTTACGCTTACAGGTAGCGCACAAGATATTGTAGGTATAGCGATAGTCGTATCTATAGTTATATGGTTAGTGACTATCAGATTGAGAGATTAACAATGGAATGTTGTGGATCTAACTGTGGGTGTGGAGGTAATTAATGCCTAATGGTTTGACTAAATTAGAAAAAGTCAAAATGGTTTTGGCTCGTATGGTGGCTGTGTTCGTTGCAAATGGACTAGCTATCATAGGTGCCGGATCAATTATAGGTATTGACACCCTTAGCTCTGTGCTTCTAGCCGGATCTTTGGGTGTCGCCAAAGTCACAGAAGCATTAGCTCGTGGATTTTTAGATGATGGTAAACTAACAATAGAAGAAATAAATGAAGCCTTTGGTGGCAAAAAAGAAGAGTTTTAAATGAGTGAGCATAAAAGTCCTAATGGTCTTACACAGAAGGAATTAATTATGCTTGTATTAGATGGGCAGGAAAGAATCAACGATAGAATCGATCAATTACACGAGAAAGTAAATTCAAAAATATCTAGAGCTGAATTAAGTGGATGGCTAGTAGCTGTATCTGCTTTAGTAGTTCTAGTTCAAGCAGTTATGTAAATTAGTCCCAGAAGGGAGTTCTAATGACAGAAATAATATTAGTTTTAACAATATCTCTTACATCTATCGGTCTTTTAACATGGATAGCAGTAATGAGTACAAGATTTTTTAAATATTTTGGAGAAGTAGTACAGGAGATTTTATATGAGCAGAAAAAGAATCAATAGATGTATTGAGTGCAATACGCCACTCAAACATATACAACAAAATAAGTGGATGTGTGATCAATCACCAACTAATTGTCAAATGTCAATTAAAGTGGTGTTTTTAGACAATCCTGTACAAGAAGAGGAATAATGGATATCTTCTATTTATTTACAGGAATAATTCTTATTAATTGTTTATTTTGGTGGGGTTTTGCCAATGGCAAAGAGTGATCCTGTATGTCCAATATGTAATCATACACTTTTCGAAAGACATGCAGGATTATATTGCTATAATTATAGGTGTCCAGGTTTTAATCAGAAAGTGGTGGCGTGTTGTGAAGGTGGATCCTGCTAGTATTTTTATAAAAATATGTTCCTTAGATGATACGGAACTAGTACCTACTATATATGATGCTATAACAAAGGCAGACAAACCACAAAACCTTCGTTTTGGTATATATTTACATTATAAAGACAGTAAAAGTAGCATAGATCTGCAAAGTAATATAGAAGAATTTAAGAAACATGGGTGTAAATTTAGAATAATTACAACTAAATTTAGTCAATATTTGTTAGGTGTTGGTAAATCAAGAGCAACTGTTGATAGTATGTATGAAAATGAAGAGTATGTATTGCAAATAGATTCACACTCATGGTTTCCATTCTCGTGGGACACTACACTTAAAGAGCTTATACAGTTTCAAAATTCTAAAACAATCCTGACAGGTTATGCAGCGCCTTATGTGTATGAAGAGAACAGCAGAGTTCCTGTAGATCTGGGTAAATTATTGCTTAAAAGATATACTCATGAAAAACTTATAAATGATTGGCTAAATCCTCAATGGATGACAGTATATCCTGAAACAGACGAACTTTTTATAGAAACAGCTTTTTGTGCTAATTTTGCTTTTGGAACATATGAATGGGGTAAGTATTCAGGTATACACGAAAAATCAATATTCTTTTCAGAAGAGCCTATTCAAACTGTAAATCTAAGAAGAAAAGGTTTTGAACTGCTATATCCAAATATAAATGAACCATTGATATGTCATCTATATAAGAACGATATAAAAGACAAGGGTACCAGGAAAGACTTCACAGATTATCTATCTGATCATGATGCAGACTATCTTTTAAATGTTATGGATCGTCATTATTACGATAGTTATTTTTTTCCTAAATAACCTTGATTTAAAACGAATATATTCTAAAATCATCTTATCGGTACTGAAAGTATCGTTTGTAGGGTTCCGAAGGGATCCGTAAGATAATAGGAGATTAGCATGGCTAATTATACAATCTCTGTTCGTACAGAGAGTGGCGTAAAAACCACACCAGATCGTTTTGATAGATCTATCAAAACATATCAAGCGAATGTATTCGCAATTTCTCTAGCACAAGAGAAAACAATAAAGAATCATCCAAATCCAAGGGACACAAAACCTAAATCGGATGAGTCATTAATAGAGGCAATCGAAGACACAGCAAATCCTGATGTGTTTCATCTAGCAGCAAATGGTATATATTTGTTTGCAAATACTGTAAAAGTTAAAGATGATATGTTAGAAATTACTATGTCTGATCGTGCAAGTGATCTAGAAGGTATAGGTAATGGTCAACATCTAATGAAAGCAATCGTTGAATGCTTTGAAGATGGATCTTTACCAGAATCTAAAAGAGTTCCTGTCACGATCTACACAGGGCTTACTAAAGAGAGTAAGTTAAGAATTGTATATGGGTTGAACAACAATGTTGAAGTGAATGAAGATTCACACATGAATATTGCAGGTAAATTCAACCTTATGAAAAAAGTGTTGAAAGATACACCATATACAGAAGAGTATGTGTCTTATTACCAAAATGATACAGGTGTTCAAACTGTTCTTGGTATGATCCAAATGATGAAAGCGTTGATGCCTAATGTTAACGACTTTGATTGGAAAGAACCTGCTATACCTAAGATGGCTTATGGTAACGCACAAGTCATAAGAAGAGAGTTTAAAGAGAACAATCTCAGATACAAGCTGATGACTGCCTCTCTACCTGATATTCTCAGACTTAGAGATGTAATGCAGGCAAGTATTGATACAATAATCAATAACAATCCTACGGCACAAAAATTACTATCAAGTGGAGTTAAACCTTTAGCATTGACTAAATATAGAGGAAAAACTCCTACTACTAACCAATTCCAAACAATTCAGTTTGGTGGTGAATATCCAACTTACATACTAAATAATGGTATTTTATTGCCACTATTGAGTGCCTTTAGAGTATTTGTATCTCTAGAGAGTCAGTTTGATTTTGATAAGGCTTTGCTTTGTTGGAATAGTATTGGCGAAGAACTTGTAGATTTCTGCATCAGAGGATGTAATGATCACGAAGAAGTTCGTAAGTTTGCAAGTGCTGACACTACATGGACTACCTTATTAACTATGGTTAAGACATGGAGTGATCGTCAAGGTTATTCTTTGAGAGAGGATGCACTACTTTAATTAGTGTGTTAAAATAATTATGTCGCTGATAATTTCAGTCACATAATGTAAGTGAGTGGGCAAGGTTAAATAAATATCACAGCCCTTGTTGTATACTAAAAGACCTTGCCTCTCCTACTACTATACTTTCGTAGGTAGATTCATCATCCACATCGCTTTGTAGTTGATCTATTGGATCTTCTGATTCAGGCTTTGT